GCCTCTCTCGATTCAATCTATACTGCCCCTCCATGAAGGCACCCCTGGCGCAATGACAAAACGCCCATGCGCCGCCTGATCCTACATGGACTCGATACCACCATGAAAAAAGATAGCTCCCACCTATACATTTCCCACCTTGGACCTAATTTAATCACGCATTGATACTTTTTGGACATCGGGCCGGGGGTCATCAAACGGACATATATACCGTATCTTTTTTGGCACCCTGCTATATATACCCAAGACAATGGGACAGGCCATTCATGTAATAATATGCGCTAAGTGGGGGGGCGTTTCTGTTAGTTAGCGCGTAATTTAGAAAAAGTGGGATAAAGGGATATTCGGTGCAGGTATCTTTTTCTGTTTATTTATATACTGCACGCTCAAAAATGACTACAGGAACATATAGTAGGAATACTTCCACAACTGATGCAAAACATCTCTTTTGTACTTACATCCAGCGTTATATAGGAGTAACAATTAGGACAATCTACAAAAATCTCACTGAGATATTTACTTCTCTTTTTGGTGAATAAGTTCTTCAATACTGCCAGATGACCACAACCCAAATAATGCTAATGGAGATAATATAAGGACAAGGACAATATACATTAAATCATTAGCAGTAAATAAGAAATAATTCCAAGAGAAGTGGAAGGCCACTGATAACACATATCCTAATATATTGATATTCTTTCCAGTATATTGGAGTATCTTAAATTTGTTAGTTATTTGTGATACGGCCTTCGATGAAATATAGAACATCAAATGACCATTATATATCAAGCGAGTTAAAAATACATACCAAAACATGATTCCTATAATTAAGGATGTATAATAAGATTCTATGATTATTGAATAAATAATACTCTCTATACCAGAGATTAATAAAATATAATAAAGTCCAAATTTAAAATGGAAATTCCTAGTTATAATCCATTTAGTTGTCTCTTCATTTAAGGCTATAAATAATAGGAACATGGCAAGAGTGGGAGTGAATAAAGAAAGAAACAACTCATTGAACATAGCCATAGACGCATAGGATAGAGTGGCTAAACACAATAACATAATGAATTTATCTAATCTATTCATTTACTATTCACCCTCCTTGATATTTGTTTATAGAATGGAAGTGAATTTGTTTTGATGATACTGACTGAGAATGGTATAGGATGTCCCTTTTCATCCCGTCTAAAGTAATCTACTATATTATTTATTTTATACTTTCCTTCTATCTTAATCAATACAGCATTCCTGACTCTAGCGATGGATTCAGCAACTTCTCTATCGTCATAAATAGCATAGAATGGTGTAGATATCTGTCTATTGTTATCATCATAACCTTCGGGGGACCAGAATAAAACAATATAAGTAATTACATGACCTTTATTATCTGTATTGTCTATCTTCACTGAAACACCTATATTTCTATGAGGCTGTTTGAGTAAAAACAATATATGCGAATGGTTATATATAAACTCTGTATAACTATTCAAGAAACATGGGGTAGAAGATGTCGAGAGTGTCTAAGATACGTCAACTAGACCTAGAGAAAGAAGTCATGGAACTTAGACAGAAAGGTTTGGGTCCTGTCACAATAGCCAACACATTGAATGAACGACATAAATTAGATGGTCCTAATAGAATAATATTCAGCAACGTGACAAACTATCTAAAGAGTATACCTGCAGCAGAAATGAATGTTCTGAAGGAACAACATCTGAAAGAAGTTATATTGGAACCCGCAATGATGTTGAAGACTGATTTGGAAGAATTCAGGGAGCCCATTGTAAATAAAATTAAGAATATATTGAGCAGCAATAGTAATGTATTATCTAAGACAGAGATTATGTCACTTACAGCATTCGTTGATTTCTATAAGAATATCTTTGACCGTATTGCCAAATTAGAGAATATATTAAGTCCGGGCGAACATATAAAGGCAGAGAAGGTAATGATTATAAAACAATACAACGATATCAAACAAGTGGTTATGGATACTGTGATGCAATGCCCCAATTGCAGTAAGATATTACAAGACAAACTATCTACGGTTGTTGATGTCGATGAGAATATGCAATAAGGATTGTTATTTTTTCAAGTTGATTAGGAATAATGTAGGTAATTGTGAGTGTTTTCATAGACTCATCCTATATAATAATGAATGTATAGATGAAACACAGGCAGATGAATTAGAAGAATTATATAAGAATGATGGAGAAGAATAGGATGAATGATCTTTTAATGGATTTAAAAAAGTCCGTTGAATTAAAAAGTAAGATAGCAGACCCAAGGAATGTGGCTACATACTATCTAGGACATACAATGTGGACATTACATAATGAATTATATAAAACAGTACAGAATACAGATTTACGGCGTGTCGTTGTTATAGCTCCAAGAGACCATGGAAAGTCGGAAGTATTCACACACACACTACCATTATGGTCTTATTTGAACAACAGGGATATACGCATATTAATTTCTGCCAAATCTAAAGACCAAGCGACTAAATTCCTCTCAGTCATCAAACAAGACTTCGAAAAAAATGAAAAAATTAAGAAGGACTTCGGGGACCTCAAGGACAATCCATGGCAGGATTCTAAGATATATCTGAAACGCAATCCTACTGTATCATTGAAGGACCCATCTGTAGAGGCTGTGGGAGTATTAGGTGGAATTACAGGAGCACACTTTGACCTTATTGTATGTGATGACCTTCTGGATGATGAAAATACAAGAACAGAAAGAAAGAGACAAAGTGTTATGACATGGTTCAAAGGAACATTAGAACCTTTATTGGAACCTAATGGTCGTCTATTCGTTGTAGGCACACGGAAACATTATAAGGATATGTATCAATATCTCCTGAACAATGATGTATGGAAACATCTAGAGTGTCAATATAACATAGCAGGCGATCATAGACGCTGTGGTTATAAATCTATTATACAGGAACCAAGACATGAGATAATATATAATGATGAAGGTAAACTAAAAGATATTAAAATCATAGGAGATTGTAAGATATTATTACCAGAGAAATTTACTATACAAGAACTTCTGACTCGTAAAATATCCATGGGTTCACAGTTATTCAACTCAGAGTATCAGAACGACCCTACGGGATTAGAAGGGTTATTACTGGATGATGAATGGCTTCAGTATTATGAACATATATCAGACTTAGATAAATTGATATTCAAATTAAAGGTGATGGCCTTTGACCTTGCTATCAGTGAAAAAGATATCGAGGGAGGAGATTATTTCGCTGGTGTCTTTCTTGGTTTGACTGATGATAATAAGTTTTATGTATTAGATTATATTAGAGAACATCTTGACTTTCCATCACAGGTAAGGAAGGTCCAATCATGGTTTGACCTACAATCTTCTTTCGGTTGGAGACCGGATGTAGTAGTTATAGAGACTAATGCATATCAAAAGGCCCTGTCACAACATCTCAAGGCTGTCAGTACATTGCCAATCATAGAAAAGAAGCAGGATAAGGATAAATACACACGTTTATTAGAAGTGAGTCCATACTTTGAGTCTAAGAGAGTATATTTAAGGGATGATATGACTGATATAATTGATGAATACAAGATGTTTCCCCGTGGCGACCATGAAGACTTGTTAGATGCTATTCAAATGGCCATGTCTGAGATTATAAAACGTTCTACAGATTATGAGTTCTTTGGTTGGCGTCCCGGATGGTTACGTAAGAAAGACGAGAGTGAATATATATCAAGTAGACATATATAGGTATAAAAACATATAAAGGTGACTTAAAATGCCTAAAAAGAGAAAGAAAAACACTAAAAAACAAATAAAAACAGATGCACACTTTTACTATCGTTCTCCTGTAGATACGATAGAAACTGGTGTCAAGTCCCTGTTTGCGAAGGAAGTCAATCTAACCACATTATTGAAAGAGATACGGAGAGATGAATTAGCATATCGTGCCTTGAAGAGATTGAGTGGGGATATATTCGATAAGTGGTGTAATATCAAGGCTTCATTTACATCAAGTGGTCAACCAAATCTATCGTTACAACAAGAAGTAGATAAACTAAATAGTAGATTATTTGTCAAGGAAACATTCAAACAGGCATGGGAATTAAAAGCAACATCTGGATTTTCTTTGATAGGACTTGGTTGGAAGGATAGTGGTAAGTCAATAGAAAGTGACCCTGATAATATTACAGATATAGAATATATATATCCATTATCTAGATTCAATATAACGGAGAATAATGGATTAGTCATTGATTATAGACGCTCATCGCAGACCAAGCAGACTAGTGTAACATATGGAAAGGTGGTTGGAGCTAAAATAAAATTCCAGTATAATGTCGGTGATGTCACATTAGGAACGACTACAGTGGAAGAAAGGCTGATACCAGCTACAAGATTCTTATTATGGACCAACTTCGCTCCCGGAAGCCAAGACCCATATGGGATGTCTATATTCGAACCTGTATTCGATATGTTGACTGCCAAGAAGAATCTAGATTGGGCTTTCGCTGAAGCAGCTTTCCAGTTCGCAGCTAGAAAGTATGTTATCGTCGTTCCATCCAATGCCACACCAGAATATTGGAAATACATTCAGGATAATTGGAAGGACTTTGATTCTCTTACAACTTTCGCAGTTAAGGGTGAAGGACATTCATTTGAAACGTTCGGAGGAGAAGGACAACTAAATCCAGAACCATATTTTGGATACTATATTACAATGATGGCTTCTGGTCTAGGAGTTCCTAAACCTATTCTATTCCATGAATTGGAATCTGGTGCTGAATGGGCTTTGAAAGATTATTATGCCAGTATATCAGCAATCCAACGGAATGATGTAGAACCCATGTTATTGGATTTGTATCATCGATTGCAGGAAGCAGGCATTCTATCTCGTGGCACTATAAATATCGAATGGAATGAATTGATGGAACTGGATGAAAGAGAATCATCATTCGTTACATCTCGACTTGCATTAGGGCATCGTATGCAAGCAGAAGCAATCAATCAGTATCTGATGGCTGGTCTTGCTGTTGAATTGACTGATGATGGATGGATTAAACGTATATTTGTCCCTGATGATAGTGAAGAAAACGGGGGGCCATTTATAATATTACCATCAAATAAAGAAGAAAAGGAAGAGACACAAATACCTAAATTACCAGAAGCAGAAGAAGAACCAGAAGAAAATATACAGAAGGAAATCATAAAGGAAATGACACAGGAGTTATTATATGGCGAAAAAGAAAAAGAAAAGTCCAAAGAAAAAAAGTAAAGGAAAAACATGGGGATATTAGAATACCCCAAAGTCTAATTTATATATCTATATATATTTAATTGAATATCATGCCGTATTCATCGCCAGACGATGTTCCTGCCAGAGTCAAGGCATTTTGGCGTAATGTAGGAGCTTCTGAAAAAGATAAGCGTCAATGGATTCATGTTTTTAATAGCTGTATGGAACGTTTTGATGACGACTCAAGATGTTTTAGGATGGCCAATGGTGTCCTATCCAAGAAATCTCGTGACGAATATATTGAAAATTCAATACAAAGACTAGATACAGGAATGACAAAACTGGATACACAGTGGGGTCCGGTATTCCAAGTTCCTGCCATCCTTACACGCGAAGGAGTACAAAATGGCTTCCTTAAAGATGCAGAGGAATTAAAGGCCACCGTCTGGACAGCGAATATGATTCCTGTCACAGATGGACATCCAAAGGGACAATTTGATAATTTTGTCTCTGCACGTTCCAATATAGAATTCATACGGGGATTTATCTCTGACGCACGTTTCGATGAATCTGATAAAACTGTCAAAGGACTTGTAAATATATTTGATACTCCACGTAACAAATTTCTTGTTGAAGATATTCAGAGTGAAAGAAAGATAGATGGCTCAGTTGGATTTTTTACAGATGAATTTCAAGCTAATGGTTCTTTCAATGGAATAGAATATGAGGGTGTAGAATTAAACATTATATATGATCACTATGCAGTTCTCCCTAAAGGTCATGGAGCATGTAGTCAGAAGGATGGATGTGGATTGGGTCTGAATATGCAAGAAGAAGAAACAAACGCAGGACATGGAAAAGAAGAGATGCCAGCACCCGGTTTCTCGTCTGTAATGGAATGTATGCAAAAACATATGTGGGAAGCCCGTGATGCTCAATCACCAGAGGAAATGGCTAGACATATGCAACTTGCAATAGAATGTATGCATAAGAAAGAAGAAGATATACCACCAATAGATGAAAATAAAGGTAATTCTATTTCAATTTCATTAACAGAAAAGAAAGACCTAGTATTAAAAGAATTGAAAGAAATGGGATTTGAAGATACGGATATACAGGAAATAGACCTTGATTATGATGCCTTATATTATATGCTAGGATGTAATACATGTACCGGGGCATTACCAGATATTGATTATATTGTCTATAATGATATACAGTATACATTCAGTCCCCCTTGGTCTCAAGTGAATAAAACAGATTTACCATCTTCGGCATATATGTATATAGGTGATTCTGAGAAGAAATCCACATGGAAACTACCATATAAAACAAACGATGGTAAGATACACTGTGGCGCTATAAGAGCGATTCGACAGATATTAGCAGGTGCTAGAGAGGATGTAAATCTACCATCCGAGGTACGGTCTAATGCAAAATCATTATCTGATAAACATTGGGCAGTATGTCAGAAAATCAAAGAAAAGGGGGATATAATAATTAATGAAAAATATCAATACAATGACAAAACTGGTGACGATTGGAAGGTAGAAACGATTACAACACAAATAAGGGATAATGAGAATCTTATCCAGAAGGTTTTAAATATAAAACAATATATTAATACTACGATAAATATGCCGGAAGACAATAAAGAAACACCTGCTCCTGAACCTCAGAAAGAGGATGCAATGAAGATTCTTAGNGATGCGGTTGATTCNCTTAAATCAGAAAGAGANGCACTAAGAGTCCAAGTTGCAGACCTTACAAAAGTAGTTGAGGAATCCCGAAAGAAAGAGACTGATTCTAAGAATAAGGAAATCCGGGACCTTAGAAATAAAGTTGTTAATTTGAACATTGCTTACAAAGTCTGGGATGTCGAACATATCATGAAAATGGATGAAGATGGACTGAAGATGGCGGAAAGACTCCTGACACACTTTACAAGCAAGAAAGATTTCAGGGGTGGACAATACTCACAGCACAATGTATCTCTACCATCTGATTTTGCACCGTTAACTGTCGGAGATTTAAGCAGAAAGCAAACAAAGAAAGGTGAGTAAACATGGAATTAAAGGTTCCTACGAATGAAGTCGCACCATGGCCAGCATATGTTGTAACAGGGAAAGCAGGTGGAGCACTAACACCGGGTCAGGTTGCAGTGTCGTCTGATTCCATTAGTTTTGCAGCGGCTGGAACAGCATCTGAGGTCTTGAAGGGTGTTGTCTTGTGGGATGGTCGTAAGGATTCCTATGCCACGAATGATGTCGTACCTATCTTAGTCTTTGGTGTCGGTGTCGTTAAGACCGATGCGGCTGTCGCTGTCGGAGCATTATTGGAGACATCTACCGTTGCTGCGGCTGGACAGGTTCGTACATATGTTATTGGAACAGACTCAAATGAGGTATCAATGCGTAAGGTTTTCGCACGAGCATTGACTGTCGGAGGAACGAACGCAAAGGCGCTTGTATTACTCAATCAGGCTTAGGGTGATGAAAAATGTTTAAACTTGAGGAATTAAGAAATGATGCGACTCTGACAGAAGAGGAATTCCAGTTAATCCGAGAGAGAATTCTGACAGCAGTTCGTGACAGACTTGTAGCACGCCAGTTTATGAGTCTTCGACAGGTTCCTGCATCAACACAGGAATATGGTTACGACCGGGTTAAATCTGAATTCCAAGATGCGGTTGTCGTTGGAAAGGGAGCAGACTTCCCACGCGATGTATACGATACTGAGCGTCTTAAACTAGCCATATTAAAGATTGGAGATGGATTCACGATTCCTCGTGAAGATTATCTCTCAGGACAATATAGAACACAATCTCTTGAGCAGATGACACGAAGAATTGCAGAGAAAGAGGATAAACTAATATTCGATGGAGATGCGAATTATCTGCCGAATGGTGGAGCATTGGACTTCGCTGGTAATACACTGGACGCAGGAACCTCACCAGCTTGGGACACGGCAACAGCAGCAGTAATCTATAGTGACATTATAGGGGCTGCATCGTTACTGGAAGCGGATAAGTTCTCTGGACCATTTACGCTTGTCGTCCATGCGAATGAACTGAAGAATCTGCGGAAATTCACTTCAGCCGAACAGACAACTGCTCTATCGTTATTGTTCGGTGATGGAGAGGATATGGCTGGTTCAGCACAATCTGGTATCATAAGTCGAATGCTTGTATCTTATGGTATCACAGATGGTACGGCACTTTTAATTGCAGAAGGAGCAGATATTGCGGAACTTGTCGTTGCAGAAGACTTAACAGTAGAGGAACCTGCATATGTTGCTCGCCAACAGCGTTTCGAAGGAAATGTCTATGAGCGACTTGTGCCTGTGTTCTATCAGTACGGTGCAGTGGCTGGAAAGTCAGACGCAATCTGTAAGATAACAGACCTGTAGAAACAACTAATGGGTAGTCTGCAACAAAGACTGCCCCTTTTTATATTTTTCTTGAATCTAATCAATAATGTTTTTATACTACGTTTTGTTATATATGTAAGGATAATATGCCGTTAATATTAAAGGATGAGAAAGTCGTAGTGCACCTAGAGCCCGGACAACAATTTCCTAATGCTCATACTCATTTTTGCCCAGATAATAATAATTGTATATTTATAGTAAGATATAAGATATTAAGGAAATATTTTATTTATGGCGCATTAATAGGAATGACCTTAGCAATATCTTTTATCTTATTACTCTATAATCTTCTGTTGTGAATAAATATAGGATATTTCTTTCTAGTATCATTGTAGCTATAGCACTGGGCTTATTAGAGGCCGCTTGGACCCGAAAAGAAATAGGTGGGCCTCAGAATACATGGCTAGGAATATTTGCCATTCTAATAGCATTTTTGTGCATCTCTTGGCCCTATATATGGCGTATTCCTGTCCTAGCCATACTTGAGGAGACTGTACATATTTATACAATAGGTATTGGAATTACCGAGAAAACGTTATTCCAACACTGGTCTATCAATTATCTAGGGGGCGTGAATGTCTATCCATATATTTTATTTCCTATGATAACCATTATATCTGAACTATGTTATCACGTACTAAAAAGGAGGAAGAAACAACAAGGGAAATAACGGAAGAAGATAAGTTAGATTGGCGTGCCCTACACCCAAGACATAATCCATTTAAGGTAATTGAATGGCATTATTTGTCATTGGGTTACATGATAGCCTGTATACAATGGTTAATAATCATAATCTGGTTATTATTAACTGGACATTTAATCGTAAAATAAGAATAATATAGGTGAACATATTTATATTTACTAATATATTTTATACATGATATACTATGACAGGAGAAGCGGAAGCAGTATCTGAAGCAGACAAGCCATTCATTCTGGCTGTTATGCTAGTGACTAGCTGGTTAGCAGGAATATTAGTATCGTTGTTTTATTTCAAGAGCACGGAAATGGCTGAAATGGTCGCTCAATTCCTCGGTCCTGCTGCTGGTATGGGTTACATGTTCTATCTAAAATCCAAAGAGTGAAATGGTGGGTTGAATGGTAGAACTAAGTCTGGACCTTACATTAGCCTTGGTTGGATTGATAGGAACTAGTATAGCGGCATTGGTTTGGACCTTGAAACGTTCTATGAAATTCGCAGATGATATGAGATTGACATTAGATAATCACTTTACTACACATAATATAATATTAAATAATATAAATCAGAGTTTAATATCAATGATAAAAGGTCAAGAAGATTTTAAGGAAATATGGGAAAGTCGATGGGACGAAGTATTAAGACCGGGTTTCAAGATAGTAGAAAACTTGGAACGTTCGAAGAATTAAAACACATAGGACTTATATATGGAAAGTCATAATATAAAAGAGGAATTTATATGGTCGCTACAGTTAATGTAGAAATTTGGAAAGGTGGAGCAGATACCGCACCCGGTACAGAAACAAATGTAGACTCTCTTGGGCCTCCGAATATTCGATTTCATACTGCTGATACGCCCGATGCAATAGACACTACAAATCCGGTTCCAATACCATCTTCAAGTTTTAATTATTCCTATTGGGTCCATGTCGCACTGCAATTCGGTGGTACATTCACACAATTGTCTAATTTCAGACATTATTCTGATGGTACGATTGGATGGACATTAGGAACTAATGGTGAATTACGTCGTGGAAATCGGGATTCTGGGGATGATGGGTGTCCGAAGGCTAGTTATAATCTTGCCACAGGTACAATAGGAACAACTGGCGATTCTATTGAAGATGTAACAAACGGTCATGCGTATTTCAATGCTCAGACGACAAAGACTACTAATATCCAGAATGACACATCTGGTTCACCAGCGACGATTGATTCATCTGTATATTCATCTGCAGGGGATACGAAGGCCATTGTCTTACAAGTCAAAGTTGCTACAGATGCGACTCAGGGCGACCAAGCTAATGAGACATTAACTTGGTTGTATGACGAAATATGATGCAATTTAAATAAGAGAATAGTATAATATGCGATGGTGATAATTATTATGAACACCATCGAAAAGAGTATTTCTCTGATTAATAAGGGTTTCCCAATCTTAACACATTATTGGGCCATAGAACGTGATAATGCTGAAATTATATTACAATTTGATACTAAAACAGGCATGGAAACATTGTATAAAGATGCTGTAATGATAGGCGATAAATATAGAAATGATTTACGTTGTCTTGCTTGGCTTCCCTTTAACGAAACATATGCCAATATTGTAATGGATGCAACAAATATACCAATTTTTTATGGTATTTCAGAGCAGTCTAAAATGATTTGTTTAGAATATGGAGACACACCATTTATGAACAGAGAAACTGCTGTCATAACTAACTTTCAAACGAAAATGGGTTCTATTATACCTCGCCTCCATATAGCATCGAAATACCATATAGGCCGTAATAAGAATACTCCCAAAGAACAATTATATATATTAGATATTATAAATGAGATAGAAGGATTACTATGACATCAGATTATGGAGACCTATATGGTATATTCCCTGTAGATTTTGACGCTATAACGGAGTATCTAAAAAATACTGCTGCTAATGGTGTTTTATCAGGGTTAGGTGCATCTGTCACTGGAACTGATTTAACAGTAACAATTGCTTCTGGAAAAGCTCGTGTCGGTGGTGTTTATCGTTCATTCGCTTCGACAACAAATATTGATTATACTGGCGACCCTCAATCGAATCCAAGAAAATCGCTAATTGTCATTAATTCTGCTGGTACTATTACAAAAAGATTAGGCGCTGCTGCCGCTCCTGAACCATCTGATTCGTCAAGACGACAAACGGTTACACCAGACCCACCTGAATTATCATCTGGCGATTTGGTTCTTTGGGAAGTTTGGATTGGCGCTAATGCAACTACAATAACTGGCACAGATTTAAGTGACAGACGACAGGACGTATTTTTCAATGAACCAAAAACTACTGTTCTTACAGCAGATTCGGCAAAATTACCTTCTGTTTCTGCTCCAACATTAGCAACAGTAAATGGAACTAATGTTTCTTATGGTGTATTAGATTATGCAGATGCATCGACAACATCTTGTTTCTGGTCTTTTGTAATGCCTCATAATTGGTTTTTGAACGACCTTGTATTCAAAATACGTTGGAAAGCAACTACAGCTACGACTGGTTCAGTTGTCTGGGATGTAGGTTTAGTCGGTGTTGCAGAAGGTAATGCCGTTGATGCTTCTCCAACTGCTGCTGGTAATACTACAGGCGATTCTACAGCAGGAAGTGCTGCAAACCTCAACGAATTCAGTCTAACTATCGGTTCAGCGTCAATACCTGCGTCTGTTACGGCTGGTAATCTTCTTCATGTTCGTTTACAACGATTAGGTGGCCATGCAAATGATACAATGACAGATACAGCAAGATTTCTTCATATGACAATTGAAGTGAGATAGTGGTTCTATGGTTTCCGCTATTATAAAGGCAACAACAGGATTAAACAACTCCAGTGGAACNACTCAAGGGAGAGAACGTGTTTTCAAAAATACTCGNGGCCTTGGNAATATCTATGTTTTTTATAGAACATTAGTAACGGGTACATATGGTATTTTCTATGCCTATAGTTCTGATGGAGGGTCAAATTGGACTATAGACCAGACGGTGGATTCAGGAACAGAGATAAGAGAACCATCCTTTTCAGTAACCTATTTTGAAGATGGTGCGAACAGTCAATTAGTTGTTTATATTTGCTGGATTGCACGGACTGGTGGTGCTTCTGAAGAACAATTAAAAGTAAGACGCGGGACAATTGCTGATGCGAGTCAGACCATATCATGGGGGACAACTCAGAATCTCGCTGACAGATGTAAATATGTATCTATGGTTATAGATAATAATGGTTATTTACACATTGGATACCAGAAGTTCGATGGGACAAATTATCAAACGGCGATACGTTCTTCTTCCAATGCATTTCCAACAGAAGGACAAATAGGTGCTTGGGGTGCAGAAACGACATTAGATACCGCTAATACAAACAGTCAAGGACATGTACCTACTTTATGCCCATCTGGAACTACTAGAGCTTTTACAGCCTTCTTTTATAATCAGAGTGCTGTTAATGTGGGTAATTATAGAGACTGGAATGGAACTGTATATTCGAATACTGGTAGTTTTGATGATTCAAGTAATCGTATGGATGGTTCATTGGGGGCCGCTGCCATAAAAAATGGTGGTGATAATGCAATGTGGCTCCTATTTATTGATGTTATTAATTCACGTATAGAAACATCCAAATTTACTATTGGCACTGGATGGACATCTGCTGGAACATTGGTAAGAAATAATTATAGTGCTTGTACAATAGCACGAATATCTACAAATAAATTCTATAATCTATATACTGTAAGTTCTAATGGTGTTATCTATCTTCCTTCTGCAAATGCTGATGACAATACAACCTTTGGTTCCGAAACAACAATTGATTCTGGTACTACACATAATCATCCTGCGGTGTCATTAAGGGATTATAGTGGAGATTTGTATATCGTTACAACAAAAACCAATGGAGGAAACTGGGATTTAAGTTTCAATAGTATCAACGTAGGAACTACAGTATCGGCAAACCCATTCTTTTGGCAGTGGTGGTAAATAAATGACTGACTCTTATGTTCAAGTACCTACGGATTCCACTGGTAAGAAATTAGATACTGAACAATTAGCAGTTGGGGCTAATACAGTAGAACGCGAACGGATGCAAATTGCTGGTGCATCTGCTCTTGAAATTGCCCGCGTTCTTAATTCTGCTCCTGCTGGAACTGAGTATGCTTTAATTGTACGAAATATACCATCAGGAACACAAACAGTATCAGGAACGGTAACGGCTAATGCTGGAACTGGTCCATTTGCAGTATCAGACAATTCTGGTTCTTTGACTGTAGATGCTCCTGTAGGGACTCCAGTTGCTGTTAGAATATCTGATGGTACTTCGTTCTTAACTACGACATCAGGAAGATTATCCGTTGATGGTAGTGGCGTTACACAACCTATATCTGGTACAGTTACGGCGAATGCTGGAACGGGAACATTCACTGTAGATTTAACAGACGAGGTAGCGAGAGAAGTTGGGTTAGTTAGAGGGAAAACAGGTGCTATAACATTAGGCGATGGAGAATCAAATAATATTGGTTCTTGGATTAATGATACTGGTGGAAGAGTAGTACAAGAAGTATTCCCAATGGTTTATAATGGTACTACATGGGATAGAATACGGGGGGATATTACCAATGGTCTTGATGTCGATGTCACGAGAGTATCAGGTGTAGTCGATGTCACGCCCACTTCTCCTGTGGCTACAGATTATCTCCCTGTCCGCGTAAGCGATGGTACTAGTTTCATATCTTCGCCAACATTCTCTCAGAATTTAGCCGATGATGTATCCAACACAATGGATGCTTATCGACATTATTCTTTTCCCTTTATATTTGATGGTTCTACTTGGGATCGCACTCGTGGTGATTCTGCCAATGGAATGGATGTTGATGTAACACGGTTGAACGACGGTGGAAACAGCATTACCGTTGACCAAGCAACCCCTGCGAATTTACAAGTACAGGCAAGATTGGCAGACCAGACAAAAACAATATTACGAGCGATAATAGATTTTACAGGTACTGGTGATAATACAATCGTTGCAGCCGATGTATCCAATAAAATAAAAGTCCTTGGATTTTCATTGGTTGCAGGTACGGCTACAAACTTACGATGGAAATCTGGAGCAGCAACAAGTCTTTCAGGATTGATGAATTTTGGTGCAAATATGGGATGGGTTCAACCCCCTCCTGCTACACCAGATTTACATTGGATTGAAACGGCAGTAAACCAAGCATTGATATTAAATCAATCTGGGACCGCACAAGTTGGTGGTTTTATTACGTATTATAAGGAGGCGTGATAAATATTCCTCTGGCATGGGCGCATTCATTATATTGGATGGACCAAGGGGAAGCACCACCAGAAGTTCCACAGCAATGGGGAATGGGATTCTTTAAAGGCCCTGCATCATTGATGATGATAACAGTATATTTATCTATGATATTAACTCTATTAAAGGTGTTCTAATATGGCGAATAACAGTATTGGACTCGATGAACCAGCCACAATCGACAAGCGGCTTCAGACATATGATGGCACAGTTTCTGCTGTAACTGTACATCGTGAAGTTGTTGTATTAGGAGATTATACTACATTTGGTGATACAGGCGAAGGAACAGCACGGATTATGACATCCGCACCTGCTGGTACAGAAGGTGCTATCGTTGTCAGAAATATCCCAAGTGGCACACAGACTGTCAGCGGTACTATCACGGCAAACGCAGGAACTGGTGTATTTGACGTTACTCCTGCATCACCACTAGCAAATGATTATTTGCCAGTTCGGGTTACAGACGGTACTAATTTTCTGGGAACCACGGCAAATCCTGTAATAACAAGGATTAGTGATGGAACAGATTCTGTTTTAGTAACAGCCGCTGGCGCATTAGTAGTCGATGGTACTGGTGTTACGCAGCCAGTATCTGGCACAGTTACTGCCAATGCCGGGACAGGAGTATTTGATGTAACACCAGTATCTCCCGTTGCAACAGACTATTTACCAGCACGAATAACAGACGGTTCTGCATTTTTAGACCCAAGAGAAGGGGCTAGAGATACAATTGTAACGGGAAATATTACGGCTCTTAATGGAACTGTAGTCGCTACAACGGAAGGAAAGTTAGGAGCGTCTGTACTTTTAAGTGGTACTTGGTCAGCCACGGCAGTTTTTGAAGTTTCTAATGACAATTCAACGTGGAAGTCTGTTTATGTACAAGATGTTTCCATACCATTGCCAGTTTTAAATACCACATTTAATAATTTATATACATTTTATGATTTAAATGGAATATCTCATATTCGAGTTAGAGCAAGTATATTTACTAGTGGTCAAATTGATGTCAGATTTTTATTAAATAGCAATAAATCCACTATTCAACCATACGTATATTCAGAAAGTGCATCTGCAACTTCTGTGTCTCCAATTGCAGTTGTAGGAGGAAAAACCGCTGCATTTTCTACAGAAGCAGTTGAAATTGCTACATCTGCGCCGGGCGGGGCTGCTCCGGGGTTTGTTGTTCGTAACATTCCTTCTGGTACTCAAACAGTCTCGGTGTCCAACGCCTTGACAATTACTACTTTTCCTGATAATGAACCATTTAATTTAAATCAATATGGTGGAACGGCAACAACATTAGGTCAAAAGACAATGACAGCATCGATGCCTGTTGTTATTGCATCTGACCAATCTGCCGTTTCTGTATCTGGTACGGGTGTTTTCGATGTAACACCAGCAAGCCCAGTAGCGACTGATTATCTACCTGCCAGAATCACCGATGGTTCAGTGTTCTTAGACCCAAGAGAGGGAGTACGGGATTCAGTCACTACAGGAACAATGGCGGCGTTAGATGCTGCTGTTTCTGCTGTAGTCGAAGGGAAAAGAGGAGTATCAATATTATTAACGGGAACATGGAGTGCCACTGTAAATTTCGAAGTAAGTAATGATGGCACAAACTGGTTTGTCTTCCCGATATATGGTTCTGATTTTTATAATCCATATCTTACAACAACAGGGAATGGATTATTCTTTTTAATGGCTTCGGCAGGGGTTTCTCATGTCAGAGTCCGGTCAAATCCATATACTTCGGGAACTGTTAATGTCAGAATAGTGTTGACAGAAGATAGAACAACTATTCCCCTTGTCCGTGATGTAACATCAACATTCTTCGGACTTCCTATAGCTGGTTATGATACTACTTCCCAACCAAGGACTTTGACACTCGCCAGTGGTGCACCCGGAGCCGGAGATTATGGTGTTGTAGTTCGTCAGGTTGGTTCTCTTGTTGTAACACAAGCAACAGCTTCAAGCTTAAATGCAGAAGTGCAAGGAAATGCTGCACACGATGTAGCAGTATCAGGCAACCCATTATTCATGGGAGCGAGAGCAAATGCAAACGAACCAACAGCCGTACAAGATGGAGATAATACACATCTATGGGCTGATTTGTTAGGCCGTCTGGTTGTCGTTGATGGCCATCCAACAACGGAAGCTCCAGTTACAGCTAATGGAAGTGCATCAGGGACATCTGTTATTGCTGCCCCCGGCGCAGGCGTCAGTCTATATATCAAAAAAGGTTCCATGCATAACAGAGCAGCGACCGAAACGGTGGTAAGTCTAAGAGAAGGAGCAGCAGGGACGATACGATTTACTGCCAATTTAGCAGCAGATGGAGGAGGTACAATATTTGACTTTGGTTCTGCTGGATGGAAATTACCAGCAAATACTGCTTTAATTGCAGATATAGGACAAGCAAGCGTAGATGTGAATATTACAGATTATTACATAGCAGCATAAGGTGAAAAAGAATGGTAAGTGACTATCTGGCCGGATATGGTATACATTCTGTTGACTTCGACCAGTTTGTAGAAGCCATCAAAGCAAACGGCACAAATGGCGTAATTTCTGGTTTAGCAGTTGCACAACGTGGGGCCGGAGCAAACATGAGCGTGGATGTTGCTTCGGGAAAAGCACGAGTAAATGGGACTATACGTACATTTTCTTCTACTACCAATGTTGTAATATCTGCATCAGACCCAACAAACCCACGTAAAGATTTGATTGTAATCAATTCTGCTGGGACGCTTATTGCAAGAACTGGAACCGCAGCCGCAGCCGACCCAGTTGCGAATACAAAGAGAGAGACATTCTCACCAGACCCGCCAGAAATGACTGCTGGAGATATTGTATTGGCTGAGGTATGGGTGGGTGCAGGTGTTACTTCTATTCTTACAGCGGATATATCAGATCGTTCTCTGACAGCTATATTCCCTAACAATATAAGAGTGGCAAATGAATTTCCCGGAGCAGATATTGGAGCACAAGTTGGTGCTGCTAATACCGATATTGGTGGTGCTACACCGGGAGTAATCATTGTTCAACCGGGAACATATACATGGTCAACAGCAGCATCGTTGAGTGATGATAGAGTTGTAATATTATATGGAACGTTCATAACTAATGGTTCTAGTGCAGGAACAACATTATTGACAATGGGAAATCGTAGTCTTGTTTTAGGTGGTGAATTTACAGGGGGTCCAACTGGTAATGGAACTCATATAATCATTACAAAATCTGCAAGAATTATTGGTACTACTTTCTCTGGGACTGCAACAACTGGCGAAGCGGTATTATCGAATCCTGCCTCTACCGTAGATGGAGCACCGGGCGTGATAGGATGTTACTTCATAAGCTGCAATAGGGGGATTACAACAACTGGTAGTACTGGACTCGTGACTTTTATAGCAAACAATAGTTTTCGTGCATGTACTACAGGAATCTCTGTTACACAGAGTTTCCGAATAGGACCAGACAATGATTTTGCAATAACGAATGCGGCTCATGTTGGCATTTCGATTGGCTCTACAACACAGGGTTCTGTTTTCGATAATCACTTCATTTCGTCAACGACAGCTACTGCCATTGCTTATTCTAATTCTGTAGCCAATATAGATTTTCTATGTATTGAGGGAAATAACTTCACCGGCTCGAATAATATGGTTGGAATATCTCTAACTGGTTCTTCAAATGCTGATATTGTCAGGATATGTGAAAATACTTTTTATGGATGTGCTAAGGGTATAACATCAGGAGTCTCTGGTAGCGGGAATTTTGCTATTAATAGTAATGTTTTCAATGCATGTCAAACTGCAGATGTAGAATTTACTACTACAGTACCTTCATATATGTTATACAATAACAAAACTATAGCATCTGCAAATGGTATCGTTTATACAGCAACTCCTACAACTGTTAATATAGCCTCAAACGAATCAAATCATGCGTCTTGGTTGAATAATGTTGCTGTAATACCTAAATTCGCTGCATTAGTACCATCAGCAGCAATATTACCAGCATCGGGAGCACCTACACTAGCTCAAATTGATGGTACCAATGTATCTTACAAAGTACTAGATTTCGCTGATGCTGCAACTTCATCCTGTTATTGGGTTTTTGCATTACCTGTGGGATGGAAAGAACGAAATATCGTATTCAAGGTTCGATGGAGGGCCACGGCAGCAACAACAGGAAACGTAGTATGGGATATCGCTGTCGCCGGAGTCATAGAAACTGAATCGTTAGACCCTGCATTAACTGCTTTTGGGAATACCACTGGCGATGCAGCGGCTGGAACATTAGGGCAGATGAGCGAATTCACTATAACATTTGCATCTACTTCTTTTGCATTAGACGGTGGGGATTTATTATATGTCAGATTGCAACGTCTTGGAGCCCATGCAAACGATACCATGACAGAAAATGCAAGACTAGTACAAATAACTGTTGATTTGCAGTAGTGATAGTGATCATCATGAAGGTTATTGGGTGGAGGATTTATTATACAGATGGAACTACATACGATTCAAATATGGGAGTATGGTCAGAGGCCCCATGCGATGGAGTCCAATTTGTGATAGAATATATGGAGGATGGAACTAAAAACATACATAGAGGAGAAGATTATTATATATATAGAGATGGGACATTGATGACACCTAACAATCTCAGGCCGTTCCTAATAGCTATAGGATTCAAGTTTGGGGAATGGACCAATCATGACAATTTTGCCAAAATACAAGAAATGGCGAACAATGATGGTGGATTGTAATGGCTACAAGATTGTATTTACGTAATACAACACCGACGAATGACCCCGGAGAAACAGAACGTTCTACTGCATTGCCAGTACATGCAGATAATAGTGATTTTGGTATTGCTGTTAAATCTCTCAGTGTTGTCAAAGGGGCATCACAGACATCGGTAGGAGGGAATTCTCTTGCAACTACAAACGCCCAAGATAATTTCTTCACATCCTTTTCGTCTGCCGCTTTAGGTGCCCAGACGATTAATGCGAATACATGGACTTTAGCCGTGGCCACATCAGAAGCGAATGGTCAGGCTAATTCATTTACAATTTGTTCTGTATATGTATTCAGAGAACCATCGACCGTAGTGGGATTTATTTATGATTCGGATACTGCGTTAGGGGCAGAATGGGGGGCATCGGAAGACGGTCAAGTATTGACATTTTCTGGTGCTTCAGTAACGGCACAGGAGGGCGATTATCTGGTGTTGGAATTCTGGCGTCATGCTATACAAGGAATGACAACGGCGTATACACAGACATTGTATTATGATGGGACTACGGATGTTACTGATACCACATCGGCAGATGCAGCCAGTTATATAGAAACACCACAGAATCTTACCTTTTTCTCAGCAAATATACAAGTCAATACGCCACATGGCTTCTGGATGTGATATAAATGGCACAAGACGATGCTACGATAGGGAAATCCGTTATAGGTAATGTATTGATAAGTATGCCCGGTGCAGGGGCTCCCCCCGTAACATCCTCATTATACACAATGACTACCACAGGAGTTGGTAAGTAGTAAATGCCAGCAGTAATCCTGAAATATTTCCATTTACAACCAACATGGGTTCCGGGTGAAGAAGGACCCGCAGCAGATATCTTAGAAACAAGGGGTGAAGCGAATTATCTATCATTTGATGGTAAGATTATATTAGGTATTGTAGATATGGGTAGTGGAGATATAGTTATCACGCGGAGCACCTAGAATTGCTTAGAATTAAATAGCGGTTATTTAATAATAACTGGCGTGCTCTTATTAGTCTGATTTAATGCCCGGTTTATCAATTAAACGGTTTTTCTATGATTGGGCCGCTGCTGCTCAATCCAAGTCATATCTAATCGATATTTTTGTTAAGAAACTGGGAGTTATAAAAGCATATATAATCGATGTTAATGTAGGCGAAGCAATTATTATTGAAAAGACAGAATCTCGTCTGGGCAGGGCTCGTCTTGGCACATTTAGGTTTGGGGAATTCGTTGTTTCTGGTGTATCTAGAACGATAGCGCGTCTTGGTGAGGCTCGCTTTGGTACATTCCGATTAGGCGAATTTATATCTGATATTATAAACCCGATAACATCGCCAAGATTTGGTATTGCACGATTAGGGACCTTCAGAATAGGTGTTCTTGGCCAAGGTCTGATGAATAAAATATATAATATAGATGTATTCACAAGGAAATACGATATAACAAAAACATACTTAACTAATGCTATTTTATTTAAGAGATTCACTAAGACGTATATTAATGATGTTATGATTAAGAGAATAGGTACTATTAAATTATATACGAACGATGTTATATTGAAAGCCACTGGTACGAATCCTAAAACGTATCTATCAGACCTGTTATTAAGAGGAATGAGAAGCAAGGTATATCTAATTAATTTGATATTACAACAAAGTAATGCATCTAAAAATTATATATCCGGAATAATCATAAATAAGAGGATTGATAAAGCATATACACTTGATATCTTAATATTAAAGAAGTCAGAAGGTAGAGTAATCGAAATATTTGAAAAGGATAAGGCAATAAAAATAAAGGAACATGATAGAATCATAGAAATTGGTGCTGAATGACAATAGAAGGAGTACCCCCAAATCCATCTGGCGATACTATCATTAATCAGACTACACGATGGATTGATGAACCTAATTTGAATCCGGGAGGAAACATTCTTCTTGGTTCAGCATCAAATAGAATTACCTTTGAAATTAAAAATTCTACGGTTAATTTGAATGCTGGGGGAGGATATATACGACTTGGTAATACTGCGTCTAATTATAAACAAGTGACATTTAAAATATGGGATGATTCTGATATTAATTTTGGAGTATCTAATTCAAATGGAATTATAATGGAGAGAATTACAACAGGGGCAGATAGTGCTGGTCATATTTTCATCATAGAACATTCGACCGTGGAGGGCACTGTCTTATCATTGACAGACTATCCACTTGGAATAAAACTAGATAGTGGTGGCAGTGGGTACAGAAATTCTACGGTACAGTTTTATTATTCAATATTCCGAAATATGGGTGATTATTGGAATTCACAGAGATTCATGATTGATACTTTGATAACAAGTGGAGCTTATAGTGTTTATACAACAGATTCTTATGTTAAACAATGTCAATTTTATGCTCCTGCTGCGCAAGGCAGCCCACCAGCAAGTACACATGGTCCGATGTTTCGTGGTGGCCCAGATTTATTATGTGAAAGAAATTTATTTTCTGGCGGATTCATGAACATTGGTTTCACTCGAAAAGCAAGATATAATTACATAGCTGGTGGTTGCAGAAAGAATTATGACCCATATTCAACTCTTAGTCAGCCAGCCTTACATGAATATAACGTTATTAAATTTACATCGAGTCTAGAACTTGGTGGTTGTAAGGATATTGATTTCTTCAGTTCTTACACTGAATTTGCCAATAATATTTGTCTTACAACAGGTATAAATGCTCAGGAAGGCAATGCTATTAATACATATGTTCATCATAATTCATTCGTTGGTCAAGCGCCGGGTATAACTAACAGTACAGGTTCTAGAATAGTAGACAATATATCGTGGAATTATACTGAATTGACTGGCGCTTTTAATGATAGAGGACAAGGTAGCAATACAGTATCAAGGAATATTGTAAGGGGATGTGGTGCAAATGCTTTCAGACTTGAGCGACTCATAACAGATACGACTACTTATAACACTAATTCTGTTTATGAAGATAATATTGTTTATTCTTTCAATCAAAGTGCATATCAATCTGTTTACAATATGGCTATGAGATTAAGACGTTTAAATACTGCTAATATAAATAGGAATGTATTAAGTCATGGTGGTGCTTCTTCATCTGGTAATGAATATGGTATTTATGGTTATGATATAAGAAACACTTTATTTAAACAGAATAAAATATACGACACTGGTGTTGGAATACATCTAACATCCGAAATAAATGTAAGTTCGAATAATACTCTTGAAGATAATATATTCAGAAATATAAAAGGTACAACACATATCAGTTTGACAAATTCGACTGGTACAATAATCAAGAATCAAGAATTGGTAAATGGTTTGAAAGTCAATGCAACGGCCTCTAATGCTCTTACGTTTTCTTGGACCAATTTAAAGCCATCTTCATCTTATACATTTTATCAGGATACAGTATCATCTATTGTTAACACAGATGTAACTGGTGCAGCAACAAAAATTATAACACAACCAGCAACAATTGTAACATATAGATTAATGGGTCCTGATACACGTTATTTATATCTCATTGGTACTATACTAAGAAAAAGCAATGCTGTCAAAACATATACTATCAATACCCAAATACAAAATGCAGTAAACATACAAAAATTATACACGATTAATGTCATTTTACAAATACCTCCTGCTTTATCAAAAGCATATTTTGTTGACTCTTTACTCAAAAAACATAATTTTACCAAATCATATATTCTTGATATTTTTACTGGTGTCTTCGAACAAACTCGTAGAAGTTCTCGTATAGGAGAATTTAGATTAAATGTTACTCGTCTTGGTGAGTATGTTCCATCTGGAAGTCTCATATCCAAAATCAAAACATATTTATCTGATGTATGGGTTCTAAAAACATTAATAGAAACATATATTCTGGATTCATTTATTAAAAAATTGAATACTCAGAAAACATATGTCATAAATATGCGCTTATTAAAAATACAACTTAAAACATATATTACTGATATCATAATACGCAATAGAAATACAGTTAAAACATATAATCTAAGCGTGCGATTATTGAATCCCGGACAGGTACTAAAGAGTTATCAAGTTAATACTCATATTGGGCGAATACCATTTACAAAAGCATATACTATAGATACCATGTTATTATGCAGGTCTTTACCGAGTGCTACATTCGATAACCCCCCCGGTTTTGATGTTTCTTCTTTCGATAATTCTTTAATTAAATGCTTTAAATCTTATACAATAGATTTATTTTTAATTAAAAAACATTTGAGAGGTAAAAGAACAAAAATAATAAGACCGTAGAATAAAAAGACCAAATAGTTATATGTATAGTTATATGTATTATCGTATATAATCATATATGTGTCATGTGGTATATAAATGACAATTTTAAATAACCAAACTAGAGATGCTCCTGTTCCATCGACTGACTGGAATCAGATATTAAAAAATATTCAAGGTGCTATTAGTGGAACTAACTCGAATATAAATGGAGCTTTGCTGGATGATGGTAAAAAAATAGTTGGTATCCGCATTGCTACGGAATTCGACACGACGAAACATGCGGGGACAGATGCTGATCCATGGAGCCGGAACGCCATTACCAATTCTATTATGGATTTGGGCGGCGCGGAGGGAACGATTCTTATCTCCGGTGGAGTTCATAGTATTGATTTGAGTTTGGTTGTGCCATCGAATGTCCAACTTATCATTTCTAAAGATTCGAGACTACGAATCGCCACTGGTGTTACTTTTACAATCAACGGTACTTTGGATGCTTCATTAAACAAGATATTCGATTTGGTGGGGACAGGGGTAGTAACGTTCGGGACAGTCATCAAGGAATTCTATCCAGAGTGGTGGGGTGCGAAGGGCGATGACGTAACTGATGATGCTTCTGCAATTAACCAAATGGCATTGGCCGCTGCCGGAAAAGTATGGCATTTCACATGGGTCTATAGGATTGGTTCGACTATCGTGATATCGGGAACCAATACAAGGCTTGTTGGTTCCTCATGGGCAAGTGAGATTAAAGCCATGGATAGTTGGACAACACCAAACCAACCTATGTTTTCTGTCACTGCCACAGGGGTATCTTTCTTTAATCTAAAGCTGAACGGAAATCGTACTGGGCGCGGACCTGTAACATCGGCCCATATAGTAAGATGCAACACTGATAATCTTTCAATTACCAGTTGTTGGATAACGAATGATGCATGGGAAGCCATTCGGTCCATAACAGGAGGAACGCACAACCATTGGCTAATTGCTGATAACTTCATGGATCAAGGATATGGAGGTTATGTAATCATTGCTGGTGGAACTAGATGTATTGTCTCACGTAATATCATGCTAACGAGTACATCAGACCCTCAAATCAACTTTGGTAAGCTAAATGCCCCAGTGGAGAATATCGTTGAAGGCAATGTTGTAGTAGGATCGCAGGACGTTGGAATTTCCTTCAACGTGGCGGGTTCAGCTAGGAATCTCATTCGAGGGAATGTTATCATAGATTGTGTCAACGGACCCATTAATGCTTCCTCTAGCACCAATGATATCATCGAAGGAAACCTAACCAAAGGCGCGAACGCATCCATAGTTTCAGGAACAAAAACAATTGTGCGGGGCAATAAAATTATTTTCATAAATCCAACTGGAACCGGGGATGGTATCTATACATCGACAGATAATCTTATCGAAGGAAATACCATAGAGAATTCTCCGGGGAATGGTATTTCAGCCAATGCTGTACAGAGAGTTTCTATCCTTAACAACCATGTTCGTGGATCGGGGCAAAATGCCATCCGTAGAGAGATAAACATAAGAAATGGCTCTACTGATATCCTAGTTTTAGGGAATGTCTTGGGTGGCGGTGGGCCAAGTCTCGATTGGGGTATTCTTATTGAACATACTGGAACAGATAGAATTCGTGTTATCGGAAATGTCGTACAGGGGTACACCAATGCCATTCTCAAGACCTCAGCAACTGGGAATGATATACTTATCGCAGATAATCCGGGTTATAATCCAATTGGTGTCACATCTATAACAGTCACTGCTTCTCCATTCACCTATATAAATACTGATGGTCTTAGGGAACTTGTAAGTATTGATGGGGGTACAGTCACTACAGTTACAAAGAATGGAATAACGCTCTACAATTTTGGAGCCACTGCTGCCCGATGTGCTGTGTGGCTAGAACCGGGAGAAGCATTGATAGTGACTTACACGGTCGCACCGACGATGAACAAAGATAAGAAATGATGATTAAAATTAGAATTATTTTATAAAAATATTGTTTAAGAAGAGAATACGTGGGAAAAGAATTAAAATAACAAGGTTTTAATATATATAAGGATTGATAGTATGGGAGATTTAATAGTCATTTATAAAGGCGATGAGGAATTCGAGCGTGAGTTTGAATTGAAAAACGCAGATGGCAGTCCCTATGACCTTACTTCTCATATTGCTAGATTTAAGATGGTTTCAGATTATGGTTCTACATCAACTATCGACCAACCTGCAGAAATTGTAACGCCAGAAACAGATGGAAAAGTAAGATATAAATTTTCATCGACTGATACTAGTACCGTAGGACGTTATTATGCTGAAGTTGAAACAGAAGAAATTACAACTGGAAAAATATTAACATGGAAAATCGCAGCAGTAGAAATCAGACCAACTGTGTGAGGTATATAAATGACAGTATTCTATGGAAATTTATCTGGTATAAAAGACCGATTGGGAACGATGGCAATAAATACTGATACATTAGATATAGACCTTAACAAGAAATTAGAAGATGCTTCTGACCTTGTTGTATTAAAATTAGAAGAATATCCAACTGTATTTCCTTCACCCACTACATTAACAGGTGGTGATAAAGTACGTTTAGATCGTATTACCGCAGATTTGTCATGTGCCCTTTATATTGAAGACCGTTCCCAGAGAGTAAGACAGAATGTATCACCAGATATGGAACGTTGGTCCACCGTATTCAGGCGCAGGGCAACGATGGAATTAGAACAATTCATAAGAGTCAAAATAAAAGCTGCCGATTTAGGAGATTTTCCAGATATAGTAAGGATGCAGGGCCTGAAGTTGGGAGAAAGATAGATGGTCATTGTTATAGAGATGCATATACAGGATGAAATAACTCCAAAATTACAGCGTATTATTCGTAGGCTTCCTATGCATGTGATGGTCATCAAACAACACGCTACCAACATCATCACAGACGAATTGAAGAATACATTGAATCAAATGAGGGGAAAAAAGGGGTCTCAGGGGTTTAAATCAGTGAATCGTCTATTACGTGGAATAACTGTAGAATCTAAATCTGCAAATGAGAGTAATATCTATATCCAAGCCTCTGGTGCGATTGGCACAATAGGGTCAGAGAAAGTAGTCGGTGTCCTGAATCGTGGTACAATACGACCTCATCCTATATTCCCAAGACGAGTTTCAGGATATAAAACAACCACTGCGTTCATGCCAAGGGGTGCAAGAGCAGGCCCTAAAGGTAGACCACCTTATGTTTTGACATTAAAAAAGGATCGTTCAGAATCCGGTGCTGTGCCCAATATTGACCCGAGAGATTCAGCAGGTTGGCCTTATGTCGTCTTTGCTCGTTTCGTATTACGACATAAAGTTGCTGGACGATTTTTCTTCCAAAAGGCAATCAAAAAAGCTTCACCGAAAGTAAAAAGACAAACTGGTCATTTATTAAGAACCTTAATTAAACTAACTTAGGAGAAATAAAATGCCAATACCAACACTACCATTACGAGAACATTATGGTGAATGGTGGAATTATATTGGTTATGTATTGGTAGAACGTTTAAGGGATTCCAAATTAAAATATTTAAATTCTGTTCAAGATTCCCAAATAATATATGGTTTTACCGAAGAACCATTGAATTATCCAAATATCTATGTAATACCTATAAGTGAAGGTGGTTCTACACCAACAACTTCCGGCGATACAATAATGGCTTCTTTTGTATATTGGGTGTTAATTGAGGATCGTTCAGAGAACTTAATAAAAACAGATGATAATATTAGATTGATAGTAGGAGATATATTAGCGGAAATATTACAAGACAGGAATTTAATGTATAATGACATAAGAACAGCATTGGATACATTTATAACTACTATAGACGCTGATTATTTACCCTCCGAGGAGGATGTTAGTATTATGCGTTATCATCGAATTATATTAACAGTTACAAGGAAATTGGACTTATCTACTGTGACGGAGTAAATATAGAGAATAGAAACACATAATATATAAATAAGAATAGACATATTTAAAGGAGATAGCATGAAAGTACGATATCTAGGTACTAGCCAAGGATATAATGAAATTCTTGGACTAGTAGAACCGGGTCAGATATACGAAGTCCCAAAGGATAGTGAAGCAAGATTTAGATATTTGGGTGATTATGATGTTATTAGTGATAAAAAGGAGAAGAAATTAAAGATTGATGAAGGTGAATAAAAATGAGTAATGATTATGTCTCCTATGTAAAAGAAGCAACATTCGGTCTGAAGCCAACACTGTCTAATGTGGAATCTGCTAGTGTATTATCAGAAGCTCTTAGACCTAGCCGTGCATTCGAAACGGATATGGGTACGTTCTATCCAAATGTTCGTGACCCTGTTTCCGGTCGTTTTAGCACAAGTGGGTCTATTCGATGGCAATTAGGTCCTGAAAATGGTATTGGGAAAGCCCTACAATCTATGTTAGGCCCAGATGTTTCTGTTGATGTAGGAGCCGGAGGGGGTGGAATAAGTCATACATGGTCAGATAATCCTACTGGTGGAATCCCTTCCTCTCTTTCTACCATGTCAATACTCACAACACGAGCTTATCAGTTAGCACAGTGGGATTATCTTGGACAAGCTTGTTCACGTATAAGATTGGAAGCAGTGCCAAATCAAACGGTACGCGCAGAAGCTGAATGGATGGGAGATTTTGAGACTATCAATGCTTCGCCAGATGCTCCTACAATTCCCACACAGCAACCATTCGCAGCACATGAAACAGATTGGAAGATTGGTGCATCTCCGACATCTGAGCCGCGCGTGGAAGGATGGTCAGTAGAAGTTTCTAGAGAAGTAGAAATTCCTCCATCTATCAGTGCAATTCGTAGTGGTGGGACTGGTTCTGTTCGACGGGTCTATGGTGGGGGGGTCACAGTCACGGGTCGTGCTGATATTGATTTCGATACCCTATTATATTATAAGAGATTTTATGGTGGGGACTCGGATGTAACACCCGCAGACCGAGTAACAGCAAGAAATGTGCAGATTGATATTGTTTCACCAGACCTTACAGAAGCTGGCCAAAACTATCAATTGCTTGTGAAACTCCCCAAGATTGTGTTCGAAAATGTAGAAGCGAATCAGTCTGGACGAGATAGAATTGTTGGTGGTTTCCCATTCAAGGCATATTTCGATACAACGGCAGGATATAGTGTTCAATTCGTGTTGATAAATACTCGTTCACTGACATTCTATCAATAGATTATATATTTGAAACAAAGACAAAACTTCTTATATTTTATTTAATATAATCAATGTAATCTATAGAGGTATTTTGTATGACAGAGACACAGATAACAACCGTGCAAAAATATAAGGAAAACTTGTATGAGACAGTGGAACTACCATCCGGCGCAGTTTTCAAGATGAAACGGAGACTAGGTTATGGAGATTATCTGGAACTTTTGAATGTATTAGGTGCTGTCTTGAATAAAGAACCATCAACTGAATTATTTGAAGAAGCATCAAAGAATTCCAAAGCGTTGGCAGAAATGATAGCATATATCGTTCCCAAGGTATGCATAGAACCCAAGATATCCTTGATGGAACAAAAGGATACAATATTGTTATCTGATTTATCCTTGGATGATATGTTATTCATACAGAACAGAGCCCTACGCTTAGATGAGAGGGGGGAGGTAAACAAAGTGATGGAATCCTTTCGAAAAGAATAATCAGTTGATACGTGGTGTAGTATATGTCGCTCATGTCTATGGTGAGCGACCTTCTAAGATATTGGGTGAATTAATGGAAACAGAATTTACTCCCGAAGAATCTATATTAATAGACTATGAATCACTTAAATATATAAGTGAATTGAATTCTGGTTCTTCTTTGGATGAAGATAGCATGGGGCAGAGACAGTATCTGGAACAAAAATGGAAATATGAGGATATGAAAACAAAGAGAGAAATGGAACGACGTAAGAAAGAATATGAAAATATATTGAATAAGAGAGGAAAATAGAATGGCAACATCTGGTCCTCTTGGCGACCAAATTCAAATGATATTGAATTTGTGGGTCAAAACTACGGATGAACACAAACTCAAGGAACTATCACGTAGTTTAAATCAACTATCAAAAGCAGAGGACAATATAACTAAAACAACTTCCAGAATGTCCATTGCGACAAACATTGCACGTATCAATCAGCGTGACTTTGGTTCTACACTGTTGATTCAGGGTATTCAAGCCCGGAGAGCAAGGGAAGAATTGGAACAGGGGTTCTTTACTTTTGAAAAGTTGACACAGCAAGTTACCGTTTTAGACGAAGAAATGAGAGGTTTGAGAGGTACAGTTGCAAGGACGGCCAACCAGATAGCACAGGATTTTGGTCTAGTACGTGAAGAAGCTGCCCAAGCACTCGTTAATGTCACAGCCTTGGGTATTGAATTTGAGGATGCCACGAGGATTGTCCGTATTGCAGCCCAAGGTGCCGCTGCGGGTATGGGTTCGATAGACAATGCAGCTACATTATTGATTACCACGAATAGACAATTCGGGCTATCTATAGAGGATTCCGCCTCCACGATGGCCAAATTAGTTGCCGTATCCAACGAAACATCATTCAATATTGACGACATGAAACAAGCTCTATCCACGGCTGGACCCGCTGCGGCGACATTAGGATTTAGTCTGGAAGAAACAGCTTCCGCCATGGCTATCATGCGAGATGCTGGTCTAGATGCATCAGAAGCAGGTACGGCAATGCGTAATTTCCTTATTCGTATCCAAGACCCGACATCTGAAGCAGGGAAATTGTTAGAAGAATTAGGAATAGAGACAACGGATTCAGGAGGCAATTTCCTAGATTTGCTTACAATATTGGATAATGTTGGAAAGGGGATGGAAGATTTAACAGAGGCAGAACGATTACAAACCCAAGCAACCATCTTTGAAATCCGTGGCCAGCAATTATTGAACATTGAGCGTATGCGTGGGCGTGGTCAATTAACTGATTTGATTAATGAAGTACAAAAATATAATGATGAACAAGTGGCCGAACATTTCCTATCTGATAAATCGTCTCAAATGACATCGACATTGGGCGCTCAATTTAATAGGATGAAAGCGAGATTGGCAGAAGTCAATGATGCATATGCCCAAGCATTAATTCCTACAGAAATCTTTTTTATTGATGTACAAGCCAGACTAAAAAATACATTCGTTGCATTGCCGGGGCCGATGAGGGATATTGTCGGTGGGTTGATTGTATTAGGTAGTGAATTTGGTGTTGCAGCAGGACAGACAGCATTGTTATTGGTTAACTTATCTGTATTATGGGAGAAAATGGGTCCAAGGATAATCAAGACATTATCATCGTTGGGAATAAATGTAACTGGTTTAGGAGCTAAAATTGATGCATTAAAACTCAAATGGAATACAGCGATGTCTGGTATGGAATTCAATACCCAGAAATTCAGACGTTCATTGGCTGCTGTGGGATTGGCAGCAGCCGCCGCAGTAACAGGAATGCTAGCAATGCAAGAACAAGAACCGGGAATGCGGGCCTTTTTATCAGCATTGACTGGTTTGGAAGCTGCGTTGGCCGTAACGATGATGATAAGTGCAGTTGCTAAATCTATTTCTGCCCATGCGTTGATTCCTATTGTTGGAGTTGGTATTGGTGTAGCATTGGGGACTTATGCATTAGCGCAATTTGCTGCTGCCAAGAGAACAGCAGAAGGAGTAGTAAATTCACAATATGGTGGTCTTTTCCCTGCAAGGCCAGGGAGTGGTACATTAGCCCGTGTTGGTGAAGGTGCAGGACCTGAGATTGTATCTCCTATACCAACCATGCGAGAGACTTTCAGAGAGGTAATAAGAGAAACAGGTGGTTCTGTGACCATAAATCCAACTATCCATGTGGCCCCATTCACATCAATAAACAGAAATGCTTTGGATGTTCTGATAAAATCTATGACAAAGGAAACAATAAATGAATTACGACGAAGGGGAGTGACCATGAGATGACGGATTATGATATCAAATTAAACTCAGGAACAGAATTGAGCGCACTTTTGTCTCTTGGCGAATTCTCTGAAATAACCAAAAATAAAACACTTTTTATCAGTGATTCTACAACATTGACATTGAATACTAACATACATGCAAATTCTATATTTGTTGGGACCGATGGCACTACACTATCGAACGAAACAGGTACATTAAAATTACAATCACCATATCAGATTACATTTCCAGATGTACATCCTTTGACGGTTGACCCTCGTATCATATGGGCCACGGATGGGAGCAGAGAAGTAGATAGAGGCTCTGGTGTAAAAATAGATGATTTATCTGGGAATGGAAATTATGGTACACGAGGTTCAGGAACATATCAAACAGGCCCATGGCATATTGCAGGTTTACAACTTTTATATGATATGCAGACTTTAGTAGAATCAGGCGCAAGTGTAGGTAAGATGAAAGATTTATCTGGTAATGCAAGACATGGAAGTTTCACTTCTGGTTGCATAACAGTAAAAGGTAAATTTGGGCAAGCGCAAGAATATAGAATAAATGATGATTATGGTGGACTTGTAAATGCATTCATTGAGAGTACGGATTTAGACCTATCACTTCCATTTTCATTAAGTGCATGGGTATATCGAAAACCTCAGACTGACACAATAGGCAGGATAATTGATAAGGGAACAAATTATATATTAGCAATAAAGAATGACGGTGCTCTACATTTCCAGTTTACAGATGCTGGTCCTACAACTAGGATAGCTACTACAGCAGCATCTACAGTTCCTCTAAATACATGGACGCATGTTATCGTAAAAGTTGTAGCAAATACGACAAACACAGATGTAACTTTTTATGTCAATGGGGCACAAGTAGGATCAACTCAAACATTGACGAATCAACCTACATTAAATAATACATTAGTACGTATAGGATCACATAATGGTGGTGAATTGTTTCAAGGAATTTTAGATGATGTTTCTATTTTTAATACTGCATTAACAGCAAAGCAGATTAGAATATTATCTGAAACTGGTTATATTGACTATGGATGGTATTTTGACTTTGATGCAAATGGCAGAATAGATGTGACCAATACACAAATATTAAATCCTAAAAAGTTAACAATCTTATTTTGGTTAAAGAGATTTACTGATGGTTCAGGAGAATTTAGTATTGTCAGAAAAACACCATCAGCCGCTCCTCCAATTAGTGGATTTGAATTATTACTGACAAACTCGAACAAAGTTAAATTTACTATAGCTAATGATGCAACATCAAAAGATTTGCTTCGTTCTACTTCTTCTAGTGGGTCTGTTACATCTGGTTCATGGAAACATGTTGCTGTTACGTATAATGGAACTAGTTTAAGAATATATATCGATGGTGTGTTGGATGTAGAGAGGACATATGACACATTTTTAGGTATACAAGAAAATACATCTAATTTATTATTCGGCAATTCTGGAAATGATTACATATTAGATGAGTTTTATATGTTTAATGAAGCCTTAACCCCATCAGAGATATGGGCCTATAAGACTCTTTCAGAGAGTTCCGTGGGTAAGATGATTGGTCTTACTGTCTCAGAATCTGGCAATGTCATAACGGATACGACAACGAATCCTATATCCTTTGGTGCAGAATCCAACTTATATCCTACATTTACCGCAGAGAATGAAAATCCACGTTATCGATATGATATGTTTGTACAGGGGACAGGATGGACAGCATCACATTATCTATTACGTGGTCATTCAGTTGGATTCGTATTGCAATCGACTACATCGGGACTCAACGAGGATTTTATGTTTAATTATATACCGGAAGATATCCTGTCTATCAATGACAGTGGTGTTGACCCGCCAATAACTAATATTATCAATAGATTGGGCAATGTTAGTAGAATCAAGAAGATAGGTTATTCACCCAGAGAAGTTTCATTTGCTCTACGTTTGAGTTTAGAGGATTCTAGTGGTCTTTCATTATATCGTAGATTCGAACAATTGGGTTCCACAACATATAAGGAATCTGATATATTCAATATTATCACAGACAAGAATGTGTTAATAGGATATCAACTGACTAATATAGATATATCACCAATTCAAAGTTCCAGATATAAATTAGTAGATATCAGCATATCATTTACTAAAAGAGTATTATAATGAGGAAATAAGATGCCGTACCCGCAAGCATGGAGATTTCTTATAAGGCCACAGGGATATAAGGAATTGTTTGGCCAGCCTGCACCAACAAGTTTGGAACACTCTAGTTGGACTGTAATTCATAAAAAGAAAAGCGGAGAGAATTATAATCCTGCATGGGTATTGATAGAAGATACAAAAATAACAGGTTCTGCTTCAAATGGTACGATATATGATGACCGTCTAGTATCCAGAGAATTCAAATTAGGTTCTAGGAATTTCACGTTTACTTTTGATTTGGCAATACCGCTAGTAACGAGTGGCAATTTGTCTGTTGGTCTTATTCATACGTCAGCACCGAGCACAGGTACAACAAATGAGTTTAAGAATTGCATATGGCTTAATTTCTCTAGTGATGTTAGTAATGGTTATGTTACATTACGTGCAGCAGATACTACCACAACAGTATCATCCTCAGCAATCACTATTACATCCTTAGCCACAGAGAAATACTATACGCTTCAAAGAAATGGCAATACAATCACATTGACGATATATACAGACAGTGGGCGAACTACGCAATTTGCCACACAATCAATCAACATATCATCGTTATCTATACATAATCTGAATTATATACAGTTTGCGAATTATCCAGATGATGCTTCCTTTCCTTATACTGGTTTCAATGGTGAATTTAAAAACATCAAACTTGTAATAGACAAGTATATCGATATCAATGAAAATTCTATATCGGGCCTAATGGACTTTAATCTAAATATCAGTAAAGATAAAGTAAAGACATTAGACCTGCAATTTGATGATTCGAATGATTTGTTAAGAGACATAGAATCCAGTGATGAAGTTCTTGCATGGCTCGATAATACATCTGATGGTCTTGTTCTTTCATATGATATGGAAAGCAAAGATGTAGATGGAAAGATGATAGATTTTTCTGGTAATGATTTCAATGGGACCATTACTGGCACTTCGTTAGTTGTTGGCAAAGTAGAACAGGGAACAGATTTTACTGTTAATACACATAATATATCCATATCTAATAATTCTACATTAAATTTGGGAACTAATTTTACATTAGCAACTTGGGTTAAAGTGGATACTCTAACGAACAATGCTACAATCTTTAGGAAGATAATATCTACGCCTACTAGGGGATATCTATTACGTATACAGACAAATGGCTCTATCAATGCAGAGATATGGAATAATGGAAATGAAACAGATTTTGTGACAGCAACGGGGGTTATAACAACAGGGATATTTTATCATATCATATTTACTCATGATAATGGTACTGGAAAAATATATGTAAATGGTAAGGAAATTGCTGTAACAAAGACTGGGACACAGACACAGCCAGAAGCGCATACAAATTCATTACTGATAGGGAAATCAGAAGGAGGGACTACTGAAACAATAGATGGTATTATTGATGAAGCTGTCATATATAGTCGTACATTATCTTCGACTGAAATAAGGGATTATTATGACAGAGCAGGAAGATGCCCTAAATTATATTTTGATGGTATTGTAGAGAATCTAAACAGAAAGAATGAAAATGTTTCAATAGAAGCTTCAGATAATTTGAATGAATTGACTGGCACAGAATTATATGATTTAATTGTCGAAGGACAGACATTAATTGCTACAAAGGGCGGTACATCTGACATCATAGCACATAGTTTTGGGACGTTTGAATCTCGAAGAATAGATACGATACAAAATGGCGTATATAGAAAAGCCACAGTTACTCCTATTTTGGATTCTAATGGCGGATTATTATTAGATTCAACTTATAATGTAGAAAATATATATGTCGGTATCAATAAGGGATGTTCTAGTGTACCTGTGGGCAGTGAAATATTTGAATCGAATCTAAGTAATACGAATAGAGTGGATTTTGCTTTTACGGCGCAAAGTACAAGGATAAATTCAATCACTATTTTTCTTAATGTAAATTTAACAAATCTATCAACACAACATCTTTTAGTCAAATTATATGGAAATAAAGAAAACACAAGTACAGATGCTAAAGACATACCCGATACAGCCCGTACTATTATTTCAAAGACACACACATTTACAACAAGTGATAATATTGGCGATTTCATGCCAATAACCATAGATTTGACAGGTGCTACATGGAATGAGGAATTAACTAAAAATGCAAAATATTGGTTTTCATTCATGACAGATTTTGTTGCTGGAACCCCTCCACTAATAAGAATCATGTTTTCTAACGCAGAATTTGAAATAAACACTGAGGTCCATGATAATCTTGGAGGGATAGATTCTTGGTATCGATATTTTTCTGCTCTTAAGAGTATTGTATATGACGATTTAGATGAAAGTTCTGAAGAACAATTGAATACTGAGTATACGATTAAATATTCAGATAATTATGTGGGTCTTCCAGTTAGTGATATATCAACGGGTACATGGACAACAACTCCCCTGTACCAAAAAATAGATGATGTGGTTATTAGTGATGCAGATTTTATAACTTGCAGTGGAATCAAAACAGCAGATACTGCCAACGTATTGTTATCTAATCTTGCGAATCCAAATACAAATATAAATCATACATTTACATTTAGGGCAAGAAAGAGCGCAATTGGAACAATAACACTCCTTGTTAGACTGGTTGAAGGGGCGTCTATTAGAGCCTCTTATACGCCCACATTGACAACATCCTTTGCTACTTATTCGTATACATTATCTACCGCCGAAGCAGATTCGATAGAAAACTATGGTGATTTAAAATTATTATTTTTATATACAGGTGATAATGCTTCCTCGTCTGTAGATGTATCATATGCTCAATTCTCACTCCCATTAGGTTGGCATTTAGAATGGAGATTAAGTCCAGATAAGTTTAATTGGTCTGAGATTTTACTTCCCGGCGGTAGTCAAAATGAGGTTATTTTCAACTTGCCGAATCATATTGTGATGGGTTATTATTATACAAAGAAATCAATGGTATTGAAAAATATCATAGAACGCATATTACGGAAAACAAAAAGACTAAGAGGACAATATTCTGGGAGATCGACAACACAAAATATTGGTCTATATTACGCACAGGGTAATACATTGTTAGAGAATATACGTAAACTATGTAATATAAGTAATTCACAGTATATCAATAAATATAGTAATATAATAACAATCGAGGATGCAAAGACCCGTTCTACATTATATAATGGTACGATGGAACAAAATACGGGTTGGACATATAGACAATCCGTGGGCAGTAATGGCATCAATGATGGATATATTGGAATTGCAAGGACAGGCAGCAGAGCTTATCGTTTACGCATTGGGACGATAGCAGCATCAGAAACGGTGGAAATATATCAGGACATAGATAATTGGAGTGGAGATGTTTCAGCATGGTGCAAGATAAATACAGTCGATGTAAGTTGGACAGTAAAAATAGAAAAGGAAGATTATGGTGGTGGTGGAACGAGAAGCACAGTTGCCTCCATATCACCAACGACAACAGATTATACTAAATTATCTGGTTCTGTTTCGAATATAAAATTCAGATTGATTCTGTCTTTAACGAAAGGGACAGACCCCTTGGAATTCCCAGAAACTAATTATGTGGATATCGATGATGTATATCAAGGCCCTGTTTATTATGGTTTCAAGGATGGTTTTGCCACTAATGTCGGTCAGGACCCATTACAAGAAATATTCATTGGGTATGACAATCTATCTCGGGAGGGGGAATTGGATAAAATAGTGAATCTTGGTGTTGTAACTGAAGAAACACAAAAATCATCATCTTTTAATAATAAGATTCCTATTTCTGCGTCTAAGAATATTAAATTATATGATAAATTTGGTCCTCGTGTTTCATTCAGAAAAGTAGGAAATATGAAACAAAGCGAAGATAGATATCTTGCAGCGAAGGCATTATTAAATACAGAATTCGAGGAAACCATATCTTTCCAAGTTTCAAATCAAATGGCGTTCTTGCTTGGTCAATCTATTTACGTTCTAGACCCTAATACAAACATCAATGAATGGTCTTATTATAATATAGATAATGTTGTAATCGGGCCACATACAACAAAAATCAATAGTATTGAAATTAAGGCATTAGATATAAATTATATACAGGCAATCAAAGAAAAAACAGAAGACGATACAACGATGGATGAAACGGAAACATTGTCCAAAACACTGAAATATATGGTTATAATGGACACACAATTAGGAACAGGTAGTTCTATTGGTACTATATCATATGCAAAAATCTATTATGGTGCAACTGAATTCAAATCAAGATTGTATAATGTCCCAGATATTGGCGTCCATGTGTTTGAGTTCAAAAAGAAGGATACTCCGACGACATTCACTACAAATACGTATATGACCAAAATAGACATATTCAATACATTAGACGAGAAAGTGGGTTCGGCCACATTCTCATTGGGGGATCGTTTCGTGAAAACCAAGAATATGAACCTGATTATCATTCTATTTGACCGTAGGGTGTTGTTAGGTCTGACGTAATATATACTTCTATTCTAGACAACAATGTACATTTTAGTACACTGTAAGTATGTATAACAGGTCTATTTTAGGGCGTTTTAAGACCTCATTTAATTCAGGCTGTATCTTTCATCATCTGATTAAATTTAGCCATGTATTCCTCACCTAATACGTTCTTAAGAGGGTATAGGCGATGACCACAGAAGGCACAGAACGTATAATTACCTGTCTGCCCCAAGACCCATACTCCATTGTGCTTATAACAGGATGGGCATATCTTCTTATTCTCCAATCCTCCACTTCCTTTGGGTCGCCCCCTTGTCATATCAAGTCCCCCCACATTCTCTGTTATCCCCACATTCTTCGCACCTATCATACTGACAATGCCATCCTTCCCCACGCTCATATTTCAAAAAATGTAAAAATGGTTTGAACCATCCCTTATTATCTTCGCCATCCTGTATATTATATTCCTCTTGGTCCAAATAATTCAATAGACCGTCTATCTGCTCGTCCGTAAAATGATAATGGTCACTTGGGCCTCTACAACCACATGCTCTCGGTTTATTCATATTCTCACATCCACGTAGACAAATCCATCTGTTTCGTCTTCTCTTTTGGTTCATCACTCTTCTTCTCTATCAAAATTCCCAGTCTTTTGAACATTGGTACAAACTGACTGTTCCATATATATCTATATTGTTCCACTGTTAATTGTATGATTGTATCATCTGCAATGGGTAATATATTCTCTGGTTTCTTCCCTGTCTTTATGAATCCTATCTTCTCTCCCCTATGCATTATCAATTTACCCTGTTCTTCCAATATCCGTGCTGCTCTTAAATGTGCTGGTAATACCTCATAATCATCTGCATGTTTCCCCAATGCTTTATACATGACTAATTGTTGGTCTAACGCACCAGATGCTAATTTATTCCAGTATTCCTCTGTATATTGATATAACTGTTCTATAGTATATCCATCTAATATCTTCTCCAATACTTCTTGTTGTGCTTGTCTCTTCGCTTCACTTGTATCATGTCTGACTATTTCAAACCCCTTTATCAATAATTTGTTTGTAGGACCATCACGCCATGTCATTCTAGCCACATACTTCTTTTTTGTTCCCTTCCCCTGTATATTGGCTGGAACATACATAACAGAACATAGTTTATCGATATCCAATTTAAAATGAGATGGATATATATCAGAAATTGCATGTAGATAATTCTTAGTCTCTGCTGTTAATTTATTCGCTAAATCCTTGGCTTTGTCTATATCCAAGTCTGGTAATTGCAAGAATACACTATCTGTATCACCGCCAATGACTCTTATATTCATAGATTGTAGTGTTTCATCTAGGAATTTAATCACCATCTGGCCAGTCAGCGTGATATTCTCGGCTATGTCCTTATTGAAATATCTGCTATAGAACGACCCGATTACACCATAGATACTATTCGCTAGAACCTTATAGGCATTGTAGGTTGCATCGGCTACTATATATTCATCAGATGTTGGCGATAATTCCATCTTTTTCTCCCGCCATTCATTCCGCGTTTTCAATACATAGGAAAGACCCTCAGAAAATACACTCTTTGGCGTGGATACGAAACTTCCCCTGCCTATGGGAGATTTGATATCACCGATATTATCATCTCTATATGTCTCTGGCCCTATGTTAAATGACATTACAATGGTCGGGTACAGAGCATTGACATCAAGAACGGCTATGTTATTATGAACTCCGGGAATGGGATTTAAGACCATGGCCCCTTCATACTTTTCCTCACGTTCATCCTTATCATCCTCATATTGTTGTTTAGTGGGCCATATGACTCTTTCCTTTCTATTTACAGACAGACGTAATATCAAGCCATCTACTGCCACAGAGTTATTGAATTCTTTCTTATTCTGTTTATGTACCTTCATTAAATCCCTGACATTGGTGTGGGTGATATTAGCAATATTGAATACGATATGGACCATATTCCATTTCTTGTCCAAGTCATATATGATTCTAACATCATCTAGGTTATATTCTTTTAATGTATTGATATCATGTTCGAAATAATACAATAAATCCTTGATATTTATTTTTCTCTTCCTAGTTGGTAATTCTTCTTTATCTGCTATATGCTCCAGTGAGAACATGTCCCTTTGTATCAATAATATAAATTTGTACACGGCCCTCAAATCGATATGAATATGATTATACCACTCATATTCTATATCCAATATCCTACAACGATTAATCAAATATGGCCAATCGAAGTTATTACCATTGAATGTACATATGACTGGGTATTTATCGATGAAAGCAAGACAGTCTCTAATTAATTGCGTCTCATTCCTATCGGAATAAAAGTATTCCTGCCCATCGTTTGTCTTGACAGCAATGGATAATATACGTTTCAGGGCCTGTTGTTCGTCGGGTATCCCATCTGTAGGGTCTGTCTCGATATCTATGAACAGCCATTTCTTAGGCAATTGCACACGCCAATCAAGGTCAATCATCACCCTTCTATTATATGGGACATCCGCTTCAAAGGTATTTGTGATGCCTATCAATTGTCTTATCCTTGGAACTACACTAGGCGATGGCGTATTTATTTTAAGTAATTTCTTTCCTTGGTATGTAAATGGGACATCTTCGATTTCTATGATAGATGGAAGATTCATATTCTGGGCAATATCAGAATATGCTAAGAAATATGGTTTGACTGGTAATGGTATTTCCTGCACAGGTAATCTATAACCATCATCATCTGTCGTATATAATCTGACTACAGGGTCCTCATATTCATTAAAATGCCAATCAATGTGGTAAAGATTGTTGGGTGGTTTCTGGTTTATCATAATATGCATCCTGTAATTCTTTGCTCAGAAAATCCAACTGTCTGGCCTTTTCATTTCGTTTCTGGTATGTGGTACATTGAAAACGCCCATCTGTGAACATCTTTAATTTTATGGAATCGGCTTCACAACGCATTGTCTTATTGAAACGACAAGAGCGGGCAGGACACCATATGCGTCTCTTAAATTTGAATTTCTCTTTCTTTTGTTTTTTCTTCGTTTCCTTGCTGTCCATCTTTAATACCATCCATTTTCATAAGGCAGAATAATAGGATATTAATACCATCATATATATCATCATATTTCTTATCCAAGAAATCTATATCTATCCATCTGGCTCTCTTCACTTTGACCAAAGCATATGCCAACAATTCCTCTAATGTGAATTCTTGCCAGATATCACCATAAGGAGATTTCTTATGGATTTCCAAAGCCTTTTCAATATGTTTCAATATATTATCGTTCATGCGGCACCCCCGAGTCGAACAGGGACCTTCTCCTTGGAAGGGAGATATGCTGGCCATTGACACCAGTACCGCATGGACCTAGCCGGAGTTGAACCAGCATCTTCAGGTTGCAAACCTGATATGTTTCCATTGACACCATAGGCCCGTATTATTTTTGATGGAATCGTCCGGAATCGAACCGGGTTCATACGGTCTTCAGCCGTGCGCTTTCCCATTAAGCTACAATTCCTTATATTATCATCATTAGCGCAGGTGATTGGATTCGAACCAATACCCCCTTCGTTAACAGCGAAGTGCGCTACCATTGCGCCACACCTGCTTAATCTATATTCAACGACAGTATAAATGACTTTCTAAAACTTCTCGGGCGTGCAGATTTTTAACATGTTCCAATGCTTCAAAAATACCTTTCGGGCCTTCACAGGTTGGAGCAGGGGGATATGATGGGACCATAACCACAAAAAGAAAATATAGAGTATATAATATCACACCAACAGTCGCCAAACTGATTAACAGTATTTTTAACCATAACTTCATCGGACTCACCTTATTTATTTATTAGACCTGCTTATATGGCTTATATATTACATATATATTCCAGAGCGCTGGAACCCAAGAAATCAATACAGCACCAAGCCAAAACCATTCATTCTGATTGAAGAAACCACCAGCCGCCAAAAGACCTGCCATACCAGATTTAAACATTTGCAGACCTTTGATTCCCACTTTACTCAATAGCCAAGCCATTAGGGGGTTTCCTTCAACGGCATCATAATCTTCCAAGGCTCGTCTTGTAGTATACATATCTGCCATTTGGCCCGAGAATAATAACACGGCCCATAATTCTGGAGGTACGAACATAAATCTAATCCATATATTTCATGTTATTAATAATCTTCTTCCTCATACTCAAAAATATCATCATTATTTTGACATGGACGATATTTACAAACGGGACATATTGCATTACATTCTCCTAGTTCACAAGTACATATATAATCCTCAATATCTTCATCATCTTTATCAATAGTAGTCATATCAATTTCCCTTCTTCATAATGAAATTATAGTGTTTCGATACTTTATCTTCTAGTTCTATTATCTTATCGAATGATACCTTTGGTGGCGATTCATCGGTATTATTCTCTTCAAAAACACCATGATTAGCCCAACTTCGTAATTCTGCGACAAATGACTGTAGATGATATGGGTCTATAGGTATTAATGTTTCTCTTGTATCATCTTCGAATGGTGATGGGCATGAACAACCAGAATCTGTTTTATAATATAATGTATCAGTGTCATTATTCCTCCATATGACGAACATATCAAAAGAATATGATAAATCCTGCTCAACCATTCCAAATATGGTTAAACCAAAATCCTCTGGATTATAATAGATATTACTCATTCTCCACATCACCTGTTAATTCGCTTATGATTTCATTTATTCGTACATCCACATGATTGAGAAAATGTTTGGTCATTCCATATTCCTTATTATAATATCTACCTAATGCTTTTCCCAGATTGGAAAAAGCGGATTGAAATTCAGATAAGATTTTGCTATGTTCTTCGGTTAACGTATATTCGGTAGTGGGTTTCATAGGGACATAAATATCTCGTTCTATCGAATCCAATAACAATCTGGCATTCTTTCCTTGTTGGGTGTCAGGATGTTCCTCCGCTTGATGTTCCAAAAGACCATTAGTATCTATTGTATCATATACTATTTCATTACATACTATACACTTGATATTTCCAACTTCGAGCATACAATCATACTCCATTTCTGACTTTAATCACAACTGGGTCTAATTCCCATATCTTCTCTTTCATATTCCTTATGATTTTAAAGGAAGCGACTTTCTCTAACGTACCCCATTTGATACTGTTCTTATTCTCCATCACTTCCATGGCTTGTGTCAGTTCCAACGGTGTCAGAGCATAAGCCGACATATGAAACGGCACACGCCTGCAAATAATAAAATAATAATGACTCCCTGCATCCATTATCTCAAAGCCCTTCTCCAACTGATGGGGCTTGATATAAGTGATGTTGTAACTCGTTGTATTTCTCGATGACTTTTCTTCAATGTAACAAGTCTTTCCTGCTACAATGAATATGTGGTCTGCTGGTACTTTGGGCATGATTACATTGGGGAATAGTGGAGAGAAACACTTCTGGCATTTCATGCCATAGGATTTGGTGTCACTGATTCTTTCCCAATACAACAACTTGCCATATTTAGTCTGTTTTAGATGTTCTAAGGAGTCCTGTATCTCCTTTTGGAATGCATAACCATGCTCATTACTCATTATAAACACCCATATATTTAAATAATTTTTTTGGTCTCATACGCCATAATATTCTTCCGGCTGTTCTTTCATCTCCTAATATTTTATTTTTTATTTCTGTGTCAGATAGTCTTTTACCGCCGGGAGCAATTAAATAATGTGCCTCCTTTGTGAACTCAGATAATATTTCTCTTGCTATATTATTCATACAAAATGATGTACAATAAGATTTTGAAAACCATTTGTGGGGTTCAAATCCTAATACTGTTAATTTATTCAAAAGAGATTTATTGGCTTTTGTTTCTATCTCGCCATCAAATCTCATACCAGCACGTTCAAATATAGGATTATACTTTGCCATTGCAGCAACAACATCAGCATTTGGATATTTCTTTAGATAATACTGAACGAGTAACTTACCAAAACCTATACCTCGATATGATGGATGTACGACAAGACGAGATATTCTTCTTCCACCGTCATGCATTCTATATGTTCCAATAAGAAATCCCACTGTTTTATCTTTGAATTGTAATCTAATATAATCTTTAATACCTCCTGTGTATTTACCTTTATAATGTAAAACACCAATTGGTTCTTTTTTATACCAATCTTTTGTTTCTTCTATTATTTTTAAATCATTATTGTTAATAAATAAGTTCTTATTATGTTCTTTATATTGTGGATATGCGACATCCCATCTAGACGGAAATGCTTTACCAGCAATAATCAAATCTGGTTGTAAATAAGGTATTATATCAACATGGGCGCTCGCAATAATAGCCGTTAAATTTAATTTTCTGACAATCTTTTGAAAGTTATAAGCAATGACAAAAGCTGTGTCTCTATCTAGAGAGGATAGAAATTCATCTATTATGATAGGACAATCATTCTTTGATTCCAAAATCATTTTAGATAAACGTGCCCTCATTTTCTGACTATCACTTAAATATTTATAAGGTGTTAAAAACATTGTAGCATCGCCAAGACCTACAAGAGATAAGATTTGTAATGTTTTTTCTAAAGTATCACCATATGTATAAAGTGGCTTATTTTCATCTATAAAAATCTTGGTTTCGTTTCCTAATGAGTTTAATAATGTTGTTTTCCCGCATCCAGATTCGCCAGTTATATATACTAAACGGGGAAGTATATCAGGCAATTCTATATCTATGACATTATTTATAAATCCTTCATCTATACCAAAAGATTCGCCAATTTCTATAGCTTCATCTGAATCGATTTTATAATTAAAGGTCTTTTTTATTTTCATGGTTGCACACACATATCTTATTGGCGAACCATCCGTAACAATCCTTATGCATATTCACCTGACAACATACGCATTGTTTTTGTTCCTCATTGTCCCTTATGTACTCTTGTTTCATGTATCTTCTTTCCCCTCTCGGTCGGCAATTCTTTCCTGCACACACTACATATCCATGGTAGATGACTACCATTTTCATTGTTGTTCTCATTCGTCTCTTTCATCTCTTCATTCATGTTAACACCTTTCCACTACCATTGCATTCATAACAGAAATTTAGATGCGTTATTTCCACAGGATTGTTTTTATTATGTACATATCCCCTGCCATTACAATAAGGACATGGTTTTGCAGTCTTACCACGGAATGAATCTCTCATAATGTCGTCCACTTCTTCTTTTCTCTTAACTTTGAAATATTCTCAGAACCCATATATGCTAGACCGTGCTTGATTCCACCCACAAGTCTATTGATAATTGTTTCTGTCGTTTCCCCGGTATCTGGAATGTATACCGTTCTGCCTTCCGGGGCTTCAATGTGAGCAATAGTGGATGCATCTTCTCCTGTTCGTTTGATTCGTTCTCTTTCTGCATGTTCGCTTGCCATCCCGCTATAAATTACATATGTCTTAGTCCAAGGTAAATATGTATTATTAAATGTTACGCCGTCATCTGCCAATTGCCCTACGGTACGAGATGCGGGAGATTTATCTGTCGGAGCCAGTAATTTTCCTATGAATACCGTATCAGCACCAGCGGCCAGACATTTGACTATATCCCCACTATTTCGTATTCCGCCGTCTGATACTATCGGTGTTTCTGGATATCTTTCTCGTATCTTCTCAATAGCCACCAACTGGTTATAAGCAACACCAGTTGTAATCCTAGTAATACAAGACTGACCAGAACCAATTCCCACACGGAATCCGTCAATACCTGCGTCATAGTATCTCTCTGCGGCCTCTGTAGTGACTATATTTGCAGATATAATATCAATGCTATATATCTTTTTTATGTATTTCACCAAGTCATAGCATTGTTTCATATCACCGTGGGCCACATCCATTGTCAATACATTACATCCAGCATTATACAACATATCAATGCGTTTCTCTTGGTTATTGACACTGATAGATGCTCCGACATGTAATCCTGCGTCTCTGACTTTTTTGATTTGCTCTGCTTGTTCCCATTCAGGCATATAACGATGGATGATTCCTAGTCCACCAGAAGCTGCCATGAATGCGGCCATTTTGGTTTCTGTCACGCTATTCATTGGAGAGGAGATGATGGGATGTTTTAATTTAACATGACCGAACACAGTATCTAATGATATCTGGTCCCTATTGGTCATTTCACTGTATTGAGGGACCAGCCAATATTTATCATAATCACTTTCTATTTCTGCGTTCAGTGATATCCACCCCCATTGCATTGAAACATATGGTACACCCGCTCTTTGGCCAGTGATTAACCCTATGTTTATTTAATGGATGTCGGCATGTATAACATATTATAATATTATTTTCTGTTATGAATGTCTTACCACATTGAAATAATGGGGCATTTATTAAAGGAGAGGAAGGAACAGGCCATGGAAAAGTAATATAAATTGGTGGATATGTTCCAGTTCCAGAACTATAGTCTGCGGTATTTGATGTTGGATAAATATAGGTATTATCACCGGACCCAGTGGCAGTAGTGGTACTCCAATATTTATAAGATATATTTACATTCATAGTTTAATCTCCCTCATATCTATCAATTTGTTCTTTTTGCTTACAACATTAATTTTATCCACATTGAAGAACATATGACTATTTTTCTCATCATCATATTTTATTTCCAGACTCCTATTATCAAAATCTATGAGTATTCCAATGATTCGTTCCCCACTTCTACGGCTCTTTGTTGTCTTATTTTTTGTTGTATCTCTTCCAGATATTTTATTAGTTCTTGGAACCCGTATTCGTTTAGTGTTGTCTGTCTTAGATTTCTTAACATTCATATAGCCACTCCTGTATTATCATGGAGCATGGTAATTTCATGCCTGATGGTATTGTACATCTCTTATAATTACTATGTTGTATTATCCATCCTCTATGGGTCCTTTTTTCCGTTTGGATATTAATACGACATTTTTCATATATCCACCCTTCTAATTGACAAAGGGGACATATTACTTTTCCAGCCAATTGGAGGAATAGTACATTATCGCCCTTTCTCTTGATTTTCCACTCTTTCATATCGACTCCTCACCCTGTAATATAACACTGTTATGAGCACTGCGAATATTGAAGTGACATTTAGGATACCGCCAATGAACCATATCCATACATCTTCCTGCCATGCGTAGAGGAAGATGATAAAGACCCCTGTAAACAACATGACCTGCCATAACAGAGATACATCATTGGAACTCTTATTCTTATACATTCTGTATATTGCAGGAATGCTAGACAGATTGAGCAATATGTATGCCAATATTGGGGTATACGAGGGAATCATTCAGAAAACCCATTTCAATACTAATAGACCAAGAAGAAGAACGGTAGTCCATATTGCATACACTAACAATCTGTCCGTATGAGCATTATACACTTTCACCGTGAAATCATTGACATACTTCTTGGATTTTCTCATATAATCACACACTTACATTGACATCTACACGCACACGCCCATCAAAGCGAAGGGCTGGACGCATCTGAATCAATGTTCCCCCTAATGAGACAGGGGTGAGCATCTTCTTTTCTATATATCCCCCTGCCGGATATCCTGCCTCATCAACACTACCCAAGTCATAGCCTTTGAGGAATCCACCAGTAAGTACAAGGTATCTGTTAATTGATTCATCAACAAAACTTCCGTTCTTAATGGAATATTCTACCCATGGAACGGCTGTTGCTGCTTTTCTATGAAAATGACCCATCAAATAAATATTAGAGAAAAACGTTTTTGATATATGACCAAGTTTAGTCAAGCCAGCACCTTCTGAGATACCAGAACCCTGTCCATGATGCATAAATATTTGACCATATACCGTCTGTTTCGTCTTGGGCTCTTGCATCTCTACAGCGATGATACCATTATCACCAAGAAATTGACAATCCAATGCCTTCGCCAATCTCAGGTCTGAAGTAGTACCGTCTGCAAAAGGCCAGTAGTGATGTCCCCTGACCAACCCTAGCCATCGTCCCTTGGTCTTTTTGAATATTTCCTCCATATCTTCTCCCATTTTACCAAAAGCCTTGGATATCGTGACATTGGCACTATCATACAAATTCGACTTGACACTCAATAACAATGCTCTGTTAGATGGTGATACGGTGTCGATATAATCTCCCATACCAACAAAATATGCATTTTGTTTCAGACCCCAATCCAGATAACGTTCTAGACGGTCTAAATCTGTTGCGCCACCGTATTGAATATCTCCTACTGGCAATATCCTAACTTCCTTCATTGGCAGGGTATCAGAATCCACTAACTTAGGTTTCACAACTGCTATTTCCATGGCACTCTAGAACTCCTGTTCTACGTTGGGTCTATATGTCATGGTCATTCTTATATCTTTGGTCTTTGTCTTACCCTTGGCGGACAGATGTTATGACTATAGAAACGTTTACAATCTATACAATGCACTGAACTTTTATATTCGTGAACATTGGAATATTTAACATAACCTGCATATCGTTTAAATCCTCCTCTCTTTCCAGTTTTTAGATATCTTCTTCTGGATTCTAAGTTACAATTTCGCTTATGTATAGAATAGTTAAATCCGATATGATTTGTTTTTGGGGTATATTTTATATTAATATAATATGCAACTCCATTACTTAAATATATATTATTTAAATATTTTACATAACGAATAAAATTAGGATGATGTTTATCTTTAATGAGCCCTATTCGGACCACCCCTTTTATATCTTGTCTCATATTTCCTCTTGCGTTTATCCATCTCCTTGTAATATTCCTCCTCCCATGCATCCAAGGAATCCTCTATATCATAATCGTCCATGTTATCAGTATCATTATCATTAGATTGTTTATCCTTATTGCTGTCCTTCATTTACAATCTTCGTCCATTTACGACAGAATGGGCATTTGTCACTAAGTCTGTAACGTTCTATATGTTTGTCTAGCATATGTTCCTGCTGTTCTCTGAGATTCATAACTATCCCCATTGTTCTGCCATTGCTGATGCTATCCCGGTATAAAATCTGCTTCTATTTTTCCATCTATCTGGTGCTGGTGATTCATACCAAACTCTTGGTGTTCTTCCATTTACAATATCCGTTGGTCTAAGTTTAGGAAGATTTTTCAACCATAGACATATAGACTTGGTTTCTCCATGTCCAAATTGCCATGGTTGTATGATTTGGTCAGGTTTTCGATATTTAGTTGACATGATACCTATGGGATTTTCAACGGCTATTTTGTCTATCGGTGCATTAATGAGGGACATAAAAAATAGGATTGCCTCTTTCTGTTCCTTTTCTTTATTCTTGAACCAACGTGCTCCACTAGACGATAAATGCGTACATGGAGGAAATGCAATCATCATGTCCCATTTGTTATTTATTATATTTAATATATTATCTTGTATATGAGGACCATTTCGTTCACTTTCTAACAAATCACAAGATATTGCATCATGTCCTTTCTGAATAAATATGTCACGGACTATACCACTAAATTCACAAGCTATTAGGATTTTCATCTCCTACACTCCCAAATCCATTAATATCTGTCATATAACCACTTAATCACTTCTTCAAATCAGTATGGTCAGGATGACATTTTTCCGTAAAAGGACAATAGATTGGCCTACATTTCCAACCTTCATCTTGGTCCTTCCAATCGATTTCTGGCTTTCCATTCGGCAAATAAATCTTTTTATCATTCACTGCTTCATATAATCCAATCGCCCGTTCCTTCAATTTATTGATTATTTTGGTCTGGTCTATGATATTATCCTTGACATTGAATTCCTTGACTATTAAATCACCCAAATCCAGATAATATATCCTGACTTTGGGGGCTCCGAAGATATATGCATACGTCATCAATTGAATGAAATGGTCCTTCTTGGCCCCCTGCTTCTTCACATACCATAGATTTTTCACGGTCTTTAGGTCATTCACACAGGTTATTTTCCCATCTTCCACATCAAGCCAGTCTGCACGCCCGACGATGGAGATATTATACCCCCTGTCATTCTCTACTGGTATATTGAAATCGACCTGACTATGAGGCATTGCCATCGAAAAAATAAGGTCGAATATGTTACCACGGAAGAAATAATATTGAGTCTGTAATGAGGGTTCTAATTGCTCTACGGTGTATCCTTCGGGTGGGTTACGGAGATAGGATGCCTTGGTGCAACATCCAATGAGTTCCGTGACATGGAATATATCATTAGACCCCCATGTAGATTTAGATTCCTCAATGTTCTGTTTTATACGTTGTAGTTTAACATTGTCTGTTAATATACGAAAGAGAGCATCATCATCATATAATAAATCCTTCATAGGGTCTGGTAAGTGTTCAATACCTTTTAATGTACGAGCTTCTTTCATAAGAAAACAACAACCGTATTATGATATTAACGATATGCCTGTTGAGTGTTGGAATTGATATTATCAGCATCTGATTTATATATTGTATTTTGTTCATTAGTATCCTTTAAAATCGATTGATGGTCCTTTGCTATCTCTATCAGTGTTTGAACAAAACCTGACAATACCAATAATCTCTTTTCTAATACTTCTTTATCCTGTTCCAAAGTCTCTATACGTTTAGATAGTTCCTCAAGTTTGTTTCTTGCTTCTTCATCCTTAGCATTTAGGCTCCAAGGCATAACCATCTACATAATCCCCCTATTTCTTAATCTTTTTCTTTCTATGTTCTACCCAATAGAATTTAAGAGGATAGAAATCGTTGAAATGCCAATGATCTGCTTTATATTTATAGATACTATTGATTGGTTTGCGTAAAAACCTAGAACCCTTATATATAATCTGTCCACATCCAGCACAATATTGCTCTATTTGCCCCTTTATCTCTTTATCCTCATATACAGGCGATAAGTTTCCTTTCTCATCTTTAGCATAGTTTGTGATTACCTTTAATTTTAATGGCCTTGTCAATATTTTCGGATGTTCCACGCCATCGCAAAATAGTTTCTGTTCTGTCTTATTTTCTTTATTTTCTAGGTTCATCTTCCATCTCCCAAGGCAATACTAAACTTGATTTCTTGCATACTTTGCAATATTTCACCGTGTTTTGTTTTGTGATGTTATAAAACACGACAACATAATTAGAACCACAACGAGAACATTTATACTGCATAATATCATGTCTTACTCATATTGTTGTTATCCTTCTTATCCTCTAATTTGTTATCACTATCCTCTTTCATATATTTCCATATATCAAACCATTCACTGCCCTTGGTAATCCATGTGACAGGTCTGCCCGGATTTGTTTGTTCTTTATGATGTTTTCTAAGCACTTGTCGAGCGATAAGACTATTTATCCTTTCCGAAGATTGTGCAAATGTTATACCTAATGACTGTAATCGACGTTTTAATTCTGATAATGGCCAATCCCTCTCTCGTATCAATTTTAATATCTGGACATTCATTGATTCGCCCATCATGATATTACGCCATGTCCATCCATATTCAAACATTTCCTTAAGTTGTTTATCTGCCTTTATAATCAAATCTGTATCGTCATACTTGTAATTGGTCATCACATTATATCCGATTGCAAGTTTCTCGAATAATATAATTTCCGTATGTGTCATTCTGAGACTATATGCAAGATTGTCATAAGAGGAATCAAATATCAACTGACCCGGTACGTTGAAATTATCGTATAAATATCCAAATTGGTCCCTTAAGGAACTGATTTTATTGAAATCTGGAAATACTCCTCTGCTCTTTCTATAGGCTTCAACATATGCTTGTACATCTCTTTCATCAGGCGTAGCATCTATAACGAATAAACGACGAGCCATACCTGATGCTAAGTCCAATCGTTCATTTTGCGTACCTGCGTGCATCGTCATATAAGATTGGAATTCTATCTTCCCATTCTTCAGGCGTTTCTCTACTTTACCATCATCCAGCAGTTTAAGGAAAGCGACATCCAGATTGGCAGAATGCTCTTGTTTCATCGTCTGTGTCTGCGCTGCAAATTCTTCCGACCAGATGATAGCATTGTCATATTCTTCTGCCAAACCTAATATCTTTTTACCTTCCCCATCGAAAGAACCAACCAATCCTGCCTCTGTAATCATACCTACTTCTGTATTTGGATATGTTGTAGCCACGCCATTATAAGTATTGAACAATAGATTCTGATTAAAACTTTTACTGAAGCCAGGGGGGGCTATTGTGATTAAATGCAATCGAAGGTCAGGAGTTCCACCAGCGACACCATAGAACAAATTACCCTTGCCCTTGTATTTCTTGTTCCGCAGATTGGCAATATGTGACCCAATAGAGGACAAAATGAATGGGAAGTATCTTTCCACATAGAGCACGCCAACCTGTTTGAGATAGGATTGTGTCTCATCCCATAGTTGTTTAGGACTGGAATATGTTGGATTCTGTGTTATATCAATCTTCATTCCTTATCGACCGCCATACCATCATCTGTCATCAGATATAAGTTTGGTGGTATCGGCGTGTTATCAGCGTGTTATCAGGAGGAAATAATATGTTAATATCATTATACCATACCCATTTCATCCTTTCCATTCTTTCTTCTTACAATGGGTCAGGCCCATCGCCCCATGCTAATAAACCAAATATAATAATACCTATGAATAATAAGAATAATATAATAAATTCTATCTCAGACATCTATCTCACCATTATCTCATATGCGAAGTGTTCCAATGCTGATGGTTTGATACTGTTCAATTCGTATGCAATGATAGCAAATATGGGCCATTCATGGTCTGTCTGCATTAAATGGATAGGTTTGCCCAACATCAAATCGTAGACATCATATATGGCATCCTTCGGAAAATCCAAATTGTTTGTCAGAGAGTCCCACAAATCTTCCAAGAATGTGTCTTTCTTTATGTGTGCGTTCATATCATACACCATATTATTATTTAATTCGCAATATAAATCTCTTAGCGAACCAACGACCTAGGAAAACACCAGCAACAAATCCAATCATTACTTGTATTAAGAAGATATAATCAGGTGTCATCTATCATCTTATCTCCGGCCCTATGATATTATTCTCTGATTCTTCCATCGCCCGTCTGAAATCTTCCAATTGTTCTTTCCCACTCTCTGCCGTCACGATGATTATCACTAGTTCTCCATAAAACGCTTCAAACTTATTTAACATTGCTATTACATCAGGGAAATTATCAGGATGTTGTATGGCCCAGTTGATTATATTATCCATCCTCTCCATCCAATTTTTACGCCATTGCTCCAGATATTCGGACTTCTTCTCTTGCTTGACACCCTTCAAAAACGAGTCTAATTTCGCATATACATTTCCATTGATAGTATGACCATGTTCCTCGTCTTGTTCATGCTCATGAGGGAAAATACTTCCCTTCAATGCCTTGCCTCCGAATATCATAGACAATTTACTCATTTTGTATTCTTAATCTCCTGTAGTTCTTGTAGTTCTTTCTTCGGAGCGAAGAATAACTGTGCTTGACGCAACATCAATAAACATCCACATTGTTTACATTCATATCCGTTATCGGCATTCAATAATAATAAGCGATGTGGCGGACATAGTTGCACTGGTTCTAGCGTAGGTGCTGGCTTTAAATTCACTAGTTCGGGAGGCGCTTGTCTGGATTTTACTGACTTTTTCTTTGACATAATTAATTTCTCCTTTTCTTCTCTCCTTTACATATTTTTGAATGTTCTGTTATCAATATAGATAAGAGTCTTATCTTTTTATGTAATTGTTCATGTGGCCCAGTATAATATTCATTACAATCGTTACAGTATTCGCTCATATCAAAACCAAATTCCTATTACAACTAACAACGTGCCAAATAATACCCCGCCAAAGAAATTAATATTCCACCAGAATGCCGCATCTACATAAATCATCTTATGGAAAGGCAATCCTACACCCGGTCTTGGTGGTACTGGACCATTAACACGCCCTGCCTCATAAACCTGTGGTATCCAATCCTCCCAAGCCCTGTGTGCAAAATCTATACCCCAACCTCCGAAGGCAATGAGAAAACCTCCTATAACTAATAACAACGGTATCATATTTTAATCTTAATCTCCTTCTTCTATAATTTTATTCAGATGTTTACGCATTCTCCGATATGCTTTCAAATGCCATAGTTTGTTTTCGTCTGTATCCCATATTGACCCTTGAGCATCTTCTATCTCCTTATCCAATTGAGTTATGGTATCCAAAACTAAATCATCTAATTCAGAATGTACTATCTCGGATTCAATAGGTAGGATATATTGCTCTAGAAACAATGCTACATTGATAGGACCAGATGTATTAAAGTCATTGGCCTTGGTTTTTAAGTTCTTTCTTAAAATTTTTACCATTGCCTGAAAGGCATCATATGTCATATCTGAAGCATTGTCACTATCGCCTGTTTTCGACAAACCCAAGTAGCCCATCGTATCACTTCCTGTCACCAAGACCTATGTTTTTCCACTATTCTTTCGTTGCCATCATATTCATCTATTTCCCATATTATCTCATCAGGAATTTCCACTACTTCCAATCGAGCATGAGAACCCCATGATTTTTCTTTAAGAGTCTCAACGGCCTCTACAAGCAGAGGGTCGTCTCTTTGATAACCATAATATCCTTCTTCATGACCATAACCATAGAATTTTGGAAATTCATCTTTTTCTTCTGGATATTCTAATTTTAATTCTACATCTATTTCAAGCCATTTTGTTCTTTCTGGGTCACTATTGTCTGGCCATTTACTATTTTTTATTTTAAAGTCCACCAATCGTTTTCTTTCCATGTAGTCTGCTATCTCTCTTTTCGCTAATTCATGCCCACGTTCTGCCATGTATTTCGCGGCTTTTAGACTAATGGCGAAACCGCCGAAACATCTATTTACTACAATCTTGGTCATTTCTTTACCACCTGATAATGTTGTTCAGACCCATCCTCATAACATATCCAGCATTTATCGAAACCAAGTTCCCAGAATTGAGTTAACATATCCTCGGTAGGTTTCCAATCTAATTTAGTTTTTTTGAATTCAAAACTACAATCATAGTAATCAAAAGTTATATTCTCGCATGGTATGGATTCTAACATGATACCATTTTCATCAAAATCCTTAACACCTGCTATATGTAATAAAGCATCTTCCAACTCTCCTTGGAGAGCCAGTGCTGTTGCTTCTGCATCAAAAAACTTTTCGGCCATTGATTTGCCAAGGATGAAAGGTGTATCAAGCCGTTCCATTGTTTTCCTAGTAACTCTCATCTATCCGACACTCCCAACATTGACCGTTTTCAAACACATCATCATATGGATTCACAAGACAGAATGGACATAATTTATTCTTTCTTTTTCTCTGCTCTAATTTATCTACAATATTATCCAAATCTACAATATGTTGATATAAGTGTAATACCAATGTTTCCTTCCTGTCATCATATCCAAGACAATTTTCAACAGGACAGATTTCCATGTTATCACCCTATTCACATTTGTAGCATTCATCCATTTTGGTCGGATGAATGTTAGAATGCCATACTTCCCATGATTCTATTGTCTTTTCTAAATCTTTTATCATATCTACTAAGTCATCATAATCTTTTGTGTTATTTGCATATTCTTCATATTCATTTATTTGCTCTTCTAATTCTTCTACATTCTTCAATATTTGTTTTATATTATAATCCATCTGGGGCATCTATATCACCTTATTTTTCTTCTGTAGATTTTCCAGTGCCTCATTCGGTGTATTTCCTACAGCAATCCAAGGTACGAATTTTATCATATATCCAAACTCTCCGGCGGTAATATCATCAGAATGAGTACCCTCAAAGGCAAGTTCATAATGAGTCTTATGATAATGTTCTGTCTCAACTATTGTATTATCATACATATCACTATTGGCCACGGCTATCCATTTACCACCAGAGTATACACCAGTATATCTATCTTCGAATATAGATATGGGATACAATGTAGTATCTATATAATAATCATGTGGGACTGGTGGCATTAGAAATCTCCTTACTTCAATTTCCCATGTTTATATGGACGAGTCTCATTATAACGATGTTTCACTTCTAACACTTCTTCCAAATCCCATTCCATCTGCCCAAAATAATCAAATATTCTGATTAATGTATCCACCAATTCAACAGACGGGCCTTCTGGTTTGTCTTCCTTTAAATATAGATTACCACTATATATTCCATTCTCATTTAAATTAGACATCATATCGGCGTCTCTGAAACATTCAACTGCTTCGCTCACTTCAGAATGTAACAAAGCCATAATATGCAAGTCATCCCTCGGGTCATCCCACCATCCCTTAGATTTGGCCAAATTGTGAATATTCTCAACCCATTCATTCAGGGTCTTTCTCTTCTTACCCATTCTATACTACACCACCAATAAGACTAGGAATATTAGTATTATAATTATAATTTTCAACGACCAGAAATCTTCTTCTGTTCGATTATCCATTGTTCATACTCCCTTTCTGCTTGTTCATGTGCCATATCCCATTTTTTCTGAGCCCAATGCCCTTGTTTGTATCTACGACTTCCACTGCCACGACCGCGCACAGATTGACCACATCCACACAAACATATATTCGGGGTGTCTAGTTTCTTGAGAATCTGTAACTCTGGTTTAGGGGGATATAACGCAGTGCCCTTTAAAGACCCAAAGGACATGAATATTTCATTGGCTCTAGAACGAACCCAAGAAGGATATTTAGATTTACTACTCATAATATCATCACCAAATTATCTTCTACTATTTACAAATCCTTGACCCATTGGCCATCGAATGTATCTAAAAACATATGACAATCATCGCATTGTGCCATAAATGCCACATCATTCAACCATGTTATATTCTTATGGACGCATCGGGAAGAATATAATAGACCATTTGACTTCCTTATATCTGTTGTTGGTATTGCCATCATATCGTACTCCAATCATAGGGGACATCACCATATCCTGTAGCGTATTAAGTCTTTGTGCCATTGTTATTATTCGTACATTGTTATAATATTATGACCAGTACCCATTGGTATTCAAAAGCAACGAAGAACCCCAAAATGAATCCTTTATCCACCATTTTCCATCCTCTGCGAAACATGACAACCTGAAAATATTCTTATGTAGGGTGTCTATATTCACATTTCCCTGTCTAAGCAAGCAATGGTCATGCCATCCCATATCATATATTATTTTTTGATTATCATCCACGCCCAAGGCACAAATAAAAGGATATCCAGAATCATGTCTATATCTTGGATTATGGACAATCAATAGTACATAATCTATATGTATTATCATGGAAGTAAAATGCTTCTTAAATCCAGAAGGAATATGTTTTTTAGGATGGACAATATTATAAATGATATTCCATTCTTTCTTTGTTATTCCGCGTGGTTTTTGAAGTCTGCTCATTCACTTCCCCCCTCAGTATGGTAATCTCATTCCTCAATTGTGCTATCTCATCACAACGCCAATCGTGACTAATTGTAATTTTGGCGTGCTTACATATTGGACAAGTATCCCATACAGGGTCTTCAAATATATCATATATATCATTACTCATCTTCATCCTCCAACGTTTCTAAGAAAAGTTCATAATCGTTGGTATAGACAATAGGTTCTTTGTTAATGATGGCTATTGTCTGTCCCACCATGAATTTATTGAATTTCTTCTTGTTCGCTGGCGTCAACCCTTTCTCTATATCTGTCCACCGATATCCAATATCATTTACCTTTTCCATCTTCTTTCAACCTCCTTGCTATTTCACTAATCTCTTCTAAAAGTTCCAATATCCTCTTATCCTTCTCATCGATAAGTTTGCGAAGATTTTCCAATTTCTGTTCTTGGTTTTGTTTTGATTTCATTGGAATATATTGTAGTTCTGGTTCCTGTGAAACTAATGTCTTTGATGACTTTCCTGTTCTTCGATGTTTAAACCATTTCATATTAACCATCCTTTATATTCATATCCTTCGTTCTTTGCAATAACTCAGACAATGGTTCACCTATGACCAAATCCAATCTCTTCTTTTCTTCATCCCATTCTCTGATAAAGATATGCTCCCTAGTATCTGCATTAGCCAATCTGATATCTTCGACACGAAATACACGCATCTTAGAACCTAGTTCAAGTCCAAGATCGTTAGCGGCCCATTTATTAAGTGTCTCTGTGCGGATAACGAAAGAACCATCCATATCATGGACAATCCCAAGACCACCTAATACGGATTCATCGTCCCTTTTGTCATAAGTTGAGGCTTTCTGGTTGACACACAAGACGACAGGATACTTCTCCGTATTGTAGAATATCTCCTTAATCCCGAACATCATACGTTGGGCAAACACGAATGCCTGTGCTGGATAGGCTCTGATGAATTTGGTCAAAGAATCAATGACAATCAATTTGGGTTTGTCATGTTTATCGAGCCATGCTTGTATCGGATTTAATATACTCCTATCTACAAAACTCTCAATGACATTATATCCTGCTGACCCCGGTTGCAATCTATGACGGTCTATGAATGTCAAATGTGGGGTGTGCAACATCTTCCTATCCACGTTTAAATCCTGTCTGTGTTTATCGACAATTCTCATGAATTCTTTCTGTATAGATTCGTTGTACATATAAAGTACGTCGTCTTCACGAAGGGCCATGTTAATTGCTTCATAGATGGCCATTGTGGTATTATG